AGAGTGGAAAGACCAGCTCTTCCACGTTCGCCAGTATACCCCGTTGATCCAGTGTAACCAGTTGAACCGGTTTTTCCAGTATATCCCGTAGAACCAGTGACTCCAGTGTATCCAGTTGACCCAGTATAACCAGTTGAACCGGTAACACCAGTATATCCAGTAGAACCGGTATATCCAGTGTATCCAGTAGAACCGGTTTTTCCGGTATATCCCGTAGAACCGGTGACTCCAGTGTAACCAGTTGAACCTGTATATCCTGTATAGCCAGTATAGCCAGTTGAACCTGTATATCCTGTATAGCCAGTTGAACCGGTAACACCAGTATATCCAGTTGAACCGGTAACACCAGTTTTTCCGGTGTATCCAGTTGAACCTGTAACACCAGTATACCCAGTTGAACCGGTGACTCCAGTATAACCTGTTGAACCTGTTTTTCCGGTATATCCAGTTGAACCAGTGACTCCTGTGTAACCAGTTGAACCAGTTACACCAGTGACTCCTGTCGCACCAGTCAACATAGAATTGCCTCCCGGTCCGCGTTCACCAGTACAACCAGTATGCCCAGTATATCCAGTTGCACCAGTCAACGTGGAATTACCGACCGGTCCACGTTCACCAGTATAACCAGTAGCTCCAGTGTATCCAGTTGAACCTGTTTTTCCAGTGTAACCAGTTGTTCCTGTAACTCCAGTGTAACCAGTAGAACCAGTAACTCCCGTATATCCAGTGTATCCAGTTGAACCCGATGAACCAGTTGAACCAGTTGAACCAGTTTTTCCAGTGTAACCAGTTGAACCAGTGTAACCAGTTGAACCAGTAACTCCGGTGTAACCAGTTGACCCAGTGACTCCAGTATATCCAGTTGACCCAGTTGAGCCAGTTTTTCCAGTGTAACCAGTAGAACCAGTGGTTCCCGTATAACCGGTTGAACCAGTGTAACCAGTAGAACCAGTAGAACCAGTGATTCCCGTATAACCAGTAGAACCAGTGATTCCCGTATATCCAGTTGAACCAGTTGAGCCAGTTTTTCCAGTGTAACCAGTAGAACCAGTGATTCCCGTATAACCGGTTGAACCAGTTGAGCCAGTTTTTCCAGTGTAACCAGTAGAACCAGTGATTCCCGTATAACCTGTAGCGCCTGTATATCCAGTTGAGCCAGTTTTTCCAGTATAACCAGTAGAACCAGTGATTCCTGTATAACCTGTTGCGCCAGTATATCCAGTTGAACCTGTATATCCTGTTGCTCCAGTCATACTAGCATCTCCATTATCACCTTTAACTCCACGTTCACCTGTGTATCCAGTTGCACCTGGAATTCCTTGAATACCTTGAACACCTTGAGGTCCTCTTGCGCCTTGCGGTGAAATAATTCCACATCTACCTTGACCTAAATAATTCAAGTTTCGGGACATTATTTCTATACTATAATACTATAAAAGATAAAATAAGTATATTTTTAACATTTTTAATAATAAGTAGTATATATAATTACTATGTTAACTAATTTTATATCTATTCCTGTTTTTATTATTAGTTTAGCTATCGGATTATTCGTTGTTTATATTTGGGGACCTGACCTAAAAACTGTATATGTTTATCCTACACCCGATAATATTAAAAAGATTCAATATAAGGATAATGCAGATAACTGTTTTATATATAAAGCTTCTGAAGTAACTTGCCCAATAAATTCTTCCGATATTAGTTCTATCCCCGTCCAAGGATAATTTATGAGTGTTATTTTTAAATTTAAAATTTAAACTAATAATAAAAATAATAAAATAATATAATATAAAATGCATTTGGCTAAATTTTTTCACACACAAAGTGGTAAATATATCATGTCGGTTATTTTAGGATTTGGTTTGGCTACTTTGTTTAGAAGTGTTTGCGAAGGAAAAAATTGTATAATAATGAAAGCCCCTCCAATAGATGAAATAAAAAATAAAATTTATAAATATCAAGATAAATGTTATAAATTTACCGCATCTTCAACTAAATGTGACACAACCAAAAAAATAATTGGATTTTAAACATATAAATTAGGCTTTAAACAATTACAGTTAAATAGTTGTTCGTAAATATTATTATTAATTTTTTCTTGTTTATAATAATTGTATATTCATGTCCACAAGTATTCATGAACTACCTACCGACCCTGTTGGAGGAGGAAGTGTAGGGGGTAGTGTCTCCTTTTCAGTAAGTGAACAAGCGTCTCCTGGGTTAGAGCAAGGACCATCATCAGTAACTTTAGACCAAACAACTATCAATCAAATAGTAAGTGGACTGCAACAAGCAAGTTCAACCGGTGCTACACAGCTTCAGTCAAGAGATATATCTCGTTCTACTGATTCTATTACACATGATGCACATGTTCAGCCAAATTATATACCTCCACAAACAAATATAGATTATATAACTGACCAACCCGATAATAATGATATAATTCAACAATATAATAAAGAAAGTAAATATGGTGATAATTTGGATCAACTGTATGACGAAATACAAATCCCACTTTTAATTTCTGTTTTATACTTTTTATTTCAACTGCCTATCTTTAAGCGTTATTTGTATAGGTTTTTTCCTGTATTATTCTCAAAAGATGTCAATATTAATATATATGGTTACATTTTTACAAGTATTTTATTTGGGTTATTGTACTATTTGTTATCAAAAACAATGTTCTATTTTAGTAAATTTTGACGCGGCAAATTTTGATGCGGTAAATCTTATAACACTTTACAAAAGAATATTAAACCTAAGTTGTTATATAATATTTATATGACAACTACACAATTTATTGAGACAATACAACACACGTTTCAAGATGGGATAAAATTTTCATTATTCAGTTATTTTAAAACAGGAAATTCATTTGTTGATACCATGATATCAACATTTGTACTCACAACAATAAGTTATTTTATTAAAATGTTTTATGATAATTATTCACCAACACATTATTCAAGAATAGATATTGCATCTTATTTTTTTAAAAAAAATACGCTTACTCTTGAAGGAAGGAGAAGTTGTTCTATAGCTTACTCAAGTTATCCTGTTATATCTACTTCTTTTACAGACACGTTCAAAGCTGTTTGGGACGACGTTATTAACACAATTGATACAAATCCGAGTATTTATGAAGTAAAAGAACTGTGTGCATTTGACAAGTACAATAAGACACATAATTCTGAATATGGAATTTCTAATAGTTTCAATGATGAACAACATCTGTTCATCGTATGTCAAAAACGACCTTTTTTATACAACAAAGAACTGCAAATTTATGCAATTGCTGACATTTCTACTGAAGATATCAATAATGAAAAAACAAAACAAGCTGCAAAAACGGACAGAATTACGATTACATTATATTCATATACTAGTTCCATCTTTACTATGAAAGAACATGTAAATAGATTGAAGGAAAATTATGTTAATGAAATTGAAAAGAAACGCAATAGTCAAACATTTATTTATACTCTGGTAAAAACAAAATACGAAGAAAATAGATACGATTGTTGGAGTGAATATCCATTTGAAAGCACTCGTACATTTGACAATATTTTCTTTGAACAAAAAGATGATGTTCTAAAAAAAATTAAATTTTTCTTGAATAATAAAGAATGGTATTATGAAATGGGCATTCCATATTCATTGGGTATTGGACTTCATGGCCCACCTGGTACAGGAAAAACATCCTTTTTTAAGTGTCTTGCAAATCTAACCGGACGACATCTGGTAGTCTTTTCTTTAAAGTTGATTAAAACACGTAGACAATTGGAAGAATTCTTTTTTGAAGACCGTTATCATTCACACAATAAACCCCGGTCTATTGGATTTGATAAGAAAATTATTGTTATAGAAGATATTGATTGTTTAGGTGATATCGTGTTGAAACGTGAAGAAAAAACCCAAACACATAAGCAAAATCGTAAACAGTCTGTTCTAAGAAATACGAATGCAAATCAACAAATTACAGATATATTATTACAAACAGTGATTGAAAGCAACCAAGGTTATAATAATAATAGCAATAACTGTAATAGTAATAATAGCAATAATAGCAATAATCTATTAGCACTAGCAGCGAAACAAAGTGACGATGAACCTATTACATTGGATGATATTCTATTTATTATGGATGGATTGAGAGAAACTCCGGGAAGGATAATGGGTATTAGTAGCAATCATTATGATAAACTGGACCCAGCACTTATTAGACCAGGAAGAATTGATATTACGTTAAAGTTGGATAATGCATCCCACACAACAATATGTAATATGTATGAAAATTTTTATAAAAAGACGATAGATATATCAAAAGTTCAAAAAATCAAAGAATATTTTTATTCTCCTGCCGCCATTATTAACTGTTATATTATGAATATTAATAAGCCCATTGCATTTTTAAACCGGCTTAAGAAAAATAAACCCTTTTAACTTTTTATAAGTTCTTTCCGTAATTTTGTTATCATTTTGTATAATATAACATAATCTATCGTATTTTAATGCATATTATACAAAATTATATTCATCAATTAATAAATAATATTGAAAAACCTGTGAAACAAGAGAAAATCAATCTCATCATGGATGGAGGAATTTTTAATGGAAGCTATTTAGTAGGTGCTCTTTATTTCTTGCAAGAAATGGAAAAGCAAGAGTTTATTTCTATCAAGAAGATTTCATCCTGCAGTATTAGTTCAGTGTGTGCACTGTTGTACTATATTGACGCATTAGATATTGCACCAGATTTATATGAAATTATGGTGAATCAAGTGAGAAAAAAACATAATTTAGATGCGTTTATACAGTGTTTTGACAAAATAAAAGATAGAATTTCAGATCCAGAACTGCTCTGTAAAAGATTATATCACAAATTATATATTAGCTATTATAATATTTCCAAGGGAAAAAAGGTTGTCAAATCTTCTTTTCGTGATCTGAATGACATTTTACAAACAATATATAAATCATGTTTTATTCCTTTTATAGTAAATGGAGATTTGTTGTATAAACAATCATTTTGTGATGGAATTAATCCTTATCTTTTTCCAAAAAGTGATAATTGCAGGCGACTCTACATTAATTTAATGGGATATGATAAAATACAATACATACTGTCAATTAAAAATGAAAAAACCAACATGCATAGGATACTTGCAGGTCTATTAGATATACATCTATTCATTATCAAAGGTTCATCAACACAAATGTGCAGCTACATGGAACAATGGTCCATTTTACAAATATTATATCATAGATGCATGCGACCTATTTTAGAAACACTCTTATTCATATTAATTTATACTTTTTATATTTTACATTGTTACATATTTAAAATAACAATTATGAACTATAAGAAATATAAATATACCTTATTATAATTGGTTTAAATAAATTTAAAGGTAAAAAAATTAATATTTGATATATGTTTGACTCTTTAAACTTATTAGGTCCATTTAATTCTGGAACAAATTTAGTTGTAAAATTACTGGAGAATCAAATAACATGTAAATTTAATGGAAGTACTCATTATTGGAAACATGGAGTAAATTTTGTTGACGTAGAAGAAAAAATACAAGAAAAAAAAAACACATTATTTATTGTATGTTATAGACCATTATATAGTTGGATTAAAAGTGTTGAAAAAGAACAATATAATTTAATATGGGATAAACAAATAAACTCACCAGTAAGCTTAAATGGGTTTAAATTTAATAATATAATTGAAATGCACGAAAGTTATTACAATATATATAAACATTTTATAGATAAATATCCAAATGTAATTAAAGTAGAGTATTATAAAATTTGCGACAATACAATTTCTTATGATTATATGGCAAGAAAATTAAAACCATTTAATATTTTATTACCAAATAAAGTGTTCTATGATAATATTTTAAATATGCCGTCAAAAAATTATGGAGTAAGTGTAAATAATTCACAAGAAGCATTAAAACAAAAAGCACAATTGGATGTAATATGTCCAGAAGAGTTTAAAAAACAAAATGAGATTACCAATTATTTTGAAGAATAATTTATAAATTTTAAAAAGTGTGTAAGAAAACACCGTTTAATAAATCTCTACCCGTTTCTCTAAATCATCAAACTCAATATCAAAATCTATAGTATAAGAAGAATGAAACGTGGGCTTGTTTTGTGCGTTCATTTGTTTATTATAATTCACGTCTACTTTCATATTTTTCAGTCTTTTCTCGTATAAACCACACAACGGTGCATAATCCAATAAAAAATTTCGGTTATTTGGGGTAGAAATAGTTTTAATATTTCTCATAGATGAACCTGGTTTCCCATCAACCATACCTACAAAAGGTAACAATTGTAATGGAAAATCGCTAGGTGCTTTTATTCCATACGTTTTCTTGATTATAGTTAATACTTCTGATTTTGCCCTTCTTTTAATAGCTTCAATACTATCCTCTCTGGATTTAAGTATTTCGTATAACTTTTTACCATAGTTATTTTTATCAAACCTCTGATAAGTCTGAGCCAAATAAGTTACATCTATATTTAATATTTTTAAACATTTTGTTGCATCATTTGGGTCTTGGTAAATCGTTTCATAATTATTCTTAACAAAACTTCTCATTAGAAATGTTCCTTTTCCGTAGATATAACCAGCTTCTTCATCTTCTTTCTCATCACAATTAAAATTATAAAGAATAGGTGGTGGACCTTCATATAATGCAGCATTTCTTCTTTGTAATTTTTCCGCATCTACCAAACTATACAATTCACGTTGATAAAATTTTTCATCTGACTTGATTAAATTAGGATGGCTACGTATAAAGCTTGATTCACTTGTTTTACCAAAAATCCACTCATAAGCACTTGTAAGATAACTATATGCATAAGTCAAGTAAGCGGACATGCTACTTTCATCCCTTGAATTTATACCATTATAAGGAGATAGTATGAGCTCTTTTTCTATTTTATTAGGGTCTAATTCATTAGGGTTTAATGCTTGTATTTCTAAAAAGAAGCCATTATCATTTAAACTGGTAAACACTAGTTGTCTTGCGGGTTTAACTGCACCGTTTTTATCCACAGCAGGGGCAAATAAGCCAAATAAACGGTTATCACCTTGAAAAACTGGTGGATTTGTAATTGGTGGATTCCCCACCTCACTTACTTTTAAATGATTGTGTATTCGTTTGTCGTCAATTTCATTAGGTGTTTGTTTCAGTTGGAACGAAATGCTCGGTATATTCTTTTCATTCATAATTGTATGCGCAACTACCTTTTTAAGAGCTTCAATAAATGGTTTGGACTTTAATTTTTGATTTATTACAGAAGGCATATTTCCATCAATAAAAAATTTAGTTCCACGGAATGTATATGTCTCAGCTATATCTATAGTTTGCAAAGTACCATCATTTTGACCAGCTAAATTTTGTAACGTAAAGTAAAGCCATTCGGCTGTTAACATTTTTTTATCTATCTGAAAATATGTAACAAACACTAATGCAAGTTGTTCATCTGTGTATCTATCTGAATTATTTTTTAAAATATCTGAATAATACGAGTCCAAAATTCTCTCATTTTCCCCACTTAATCCAGATGTTGGAACACTCTCTAATGCTCTACCCCATGCAGGATTATCATTAAATGATTTTATATTTTCCAACAACTGTTTTTCATCGGCTTTCAGCTTATTGAAACATACTCTTTCCTCTTCCAATGTTATATTTTTATATATTTCTTTCAAGGTATCTATGAAATTTTTAACAGGAGTTTTTATATTTCTTGTATAAAGTTCAAGTTCTTGATTTCTGGAATATGTTGTCTTGATTCTATTAATTTCAAGCAGTAAGATATTTACCTTTGAAATTGCCTCACTATTTCTTGTATAAAAATTTTTGCATGTTGCATAATTATTAATTGAGCCTAATTTATCAGCTATTTTATTGAGTGTTTGCATAGCATTACTTTCTGAAATGGTACCATTTCCAATAGTTGGTTTATTATCGTTTATTCTTGCAATCATATTCTTATATGTTTGTTCATCACGAAATATTTGGTCTGAATTAATTGGTAAACAATCTTGAAACCATTGGTCTGTATCATTTGGATTTTCTGGGTCTTTTTTTTTCTCAAAAAATATGAATCGCTCTCCTTTACTGCATAGTTCTATAAATATATTATCACTAAAACTATATATAACATCACTTTGTATAACATCCACTGCACTATTTCTTAATAAATATGGCCCATTTTTTTTTATATTGACTGCATTATCAATAAATTCCTTTACTTGTTGTTCAATATAAATATTAGATTGCAATCTATTCAAAAATAATTCATACAAATTCTTTAAATATTGCAAATTGTTTTGTCTCCACTTTTTCTTTTCCTCTGCATTATTATTTATTGTAGGGTCTAATGGAGTCATCAAATCAAATAATTCGGCTTTTATAGCATCTCTCTCACTTTTAATATTGCATGCACCAACAACATCTCCGGTTACCGGGTCTATTTTACAGTAATTCATTGTATTCATGAATGCGTTTAATCTTTTAATAATGATTGCATTGGGCGCTGGAGAGTTATTGTATGTAAAAATATCCTTTATATTATTTATACAAATATTGTCAAAATATCCAATTCTTTGAGGTGGATTTGGGTTACTCATTATAAATTAGTATATAATATAAATATACATTTATTTATATCATATCATAACTTGTATATCATAACTTGTATATCTTATTTTATGGTGGTCTGCAAGTTGCATCATTGAAATGCGTGCTAGCTCTATTTACTAGATTTGTTATGTCATCTGGACTCATATATTTATTATCTTCTATCATCTTCTCAATATCCTTATTGAAATCATCTTTAGCACTAGGTGGTCTAGGAGGAGGCGGGCCTCGGCCCATTAAATAGTCCCAAATAGCTGTCGTTGTATCACTTATCGCTTTGTTAATTTGTTGGTTTAAATCCGAGAGAACCCCTGTAGTATTTAGTTGCCCGTTTACATCAGTATATTTGGCGAGTAAATTTTTCACAAGTTCATCTATATTATCCCTAAAAAGATTTATACCGCCATCAGGATTCTTAAGTGAAGAACTTTTATTTCCAAACAATGTCGTAAAAAGATACATTCTAATTATTTCATTTTCAATACTAGCAAAAATAATCTCACCTATAACAGTTATTAAATTTTGTCTATAAGTACCCCCATGAATTGGGTCTAGTAATGCCATTATTTTTACTTGAAACCAAGCAGATTGACCAGTTGGTGGCGGCAACTGGTTAAATATCCTAGAAGAGAAATAATTTATGATAAAATTAAAATCATTTCCTTTACTTATTTGGAGTAAAAAAGCAGCAAACATGGGTAGTCTTCTGTAGTCTGCTTCATCAATTGATGGACCTCCGCCTATTGCGGCTGATTCTTTTTGTTCAAATGCTTCTTTTGCAGTTATTACTGCAGGGGACGTATCATTTAAAATATACGGCAATAATAAAAATATAGTAGCAAAATAATTATCATTTGGTTTAATACCTGAACCAGTATAATATCTCTCTAAATCTGGGTCTATTTGTCCAAGGTTTAAATTTCCAAAAGGATTATATTTTTCAATATCGCTTTTATTATATTTTGTTACAGATACACCATTGATAGTAACATCTGGTGTTAACAAACGAATAGACCGGTCATTCATTGTCTTTATTTTATCAATATCAAGATATGGACCAATTAAATAATTTAGAAAAGGATTTGCTTGCAATTGTCTTTCTATATTAGCTTTGCAAGTTCTAACCTTAGATTTTCCAAATTTACTATTTGTAAAGGCACCATAATAATAAATAAATTGCGAAATTAAAAACATTTTTATAAAATTTTTATCTAAATCAGCTCTGAATGCCGGGTTATTTGTTAGAATCTCCAAAATAAAGCTAATCATCATTAGCAAAATAAACGGAAAACAACTTGCATTATTTGCAATAAGGAGGCACATAGGTATAAGAATATTATCAATCACCAATGCCACTTCTGTATTTCCCGTTGCGTGTGCAATCACTGAAGCAATATTCAAAGCAGGCCAAACAATGTAAAGAAAAAACGATTCAACAAGTTGTAATACAATATCACCTGCACTTGCAACAAATTCATAAAACTTCATTAGCACATTTTGGTCAGAGCACGATTTTGCCTGTTCTTTTGTAAATTCTCTATCATTTTTAACTTTATAAGGATTATCTGGAGTTCCAACATAATGCCACCAATTAAGTGCATTTTCTTCACACATTTCTTTTGCACCTTTTTCTCGCGAAGAATCATACTCATCTGGTTCATTTTCAGTGATAGTAGTACCACTAGATTCTGGTGGCATATTTTCGGTTCCTCCAGCCATAGTTGCCAATTTATTCAAGAAATCTAAAAAGTCATTTCCTCCAAATAACAAAGAATATTGTTGTTTTAATTCCTCCTTCTTCTTTTCATCTTCCCCCTCCTCCTCCTGTTGCTTTTCATCTTCTTCCTGTTGTTGTTTTTCTTTGGTTTCTTCCTTTTCTTTTTCTTGCTGTTTTTGTTTCTCAGCTTCTTTTCTAGCCATATCAGCTCGGCTTTCTTCACTTGGTAACTCTACTTGTAACGCTGGTCCACCAGATGACCCGGAAGGCGGTTCGGGCGCTGAACTACCAGGGGGTGTATTACCAGCTCTGGGTGTAGAAGAAGGAAGAATGGATACCTGCTGCAACTCAGGCGTTTTTGCCTTGTATTTTTCATGTAATCTAGTCAAATCCCTATAATAGTCTGAATAAAAACTTCTAATATCTGTTCTATATTCTTCAATATTTTTATACATAGATGCATTAATGCTGAAAAAAAGGCCTCTTCTGTAAAACATGTACGTTTTTTCTTGAAACTCCAACCATTCTTTATACTTTGTTAAATATTCTTGTAATTGCTGACAATCTACATAATCTTCTTGTATATGTGGGAGAAGAGGATTCCTTTTTTTTAATTTAATATCTAATTTTTCAAATAATTGAGCAGTGCTATATGACATTGTTTTCATTTCTGTCATTATGTCTCTCAAATAAGGTATTTTTTTTGCAAGTTCATCAATATCAAAGTATGATACCATACCACCAGTAGAATTTATATTTCTCACATTGGATAGTTGTATAAAAAAAACCTTCGGGTCGGGTGTTGTAATTTCACTTAAAAAATCGTATATGTTTGTTTTTGTTGTTTCGTTATTATTATTACATAAACTTTTTAATTCATCAACCCTTGTTTTAACTGTAGTTGTTGCTTCCATGGTTGAATATAAATTATTCTGTTCAATCTGATTATTGTTATCAAATGTGTAAGATAAATAATCATATAAATCAGCACCTGCTCTGGCTGAGGTTTTTGCACGAAGTGTCATTTCATGAAACACATCTTTAAATGCCACCAATTCTTTATTATGAAATTCTTTTTCGGAAAGTTGTTTTAGTATTTGTTCAATTTGTACCTTTCTATTCGCAACAGTAGTCGGTTTATTCAATTCTTCTTCTAGTTTACCTCTATCTTCACGTGCAATTTCGTCTCTTCCTTCTGTAATTTGTTCTTCAAGTGTTTCATACATTATTTGAAACATATTTCGTTCAATAATAGTAGTAAATAAAGTATTAAAATAACCTCCTGAAAAAATTGGTTGATTATTAGACTGCTTTGTAGTAATGTAATTACGAATATAGACAATCATTTCTGGATGTAATAGAATAGTTAGTAAATCATTGCTGGTAAGTCTTGGGTCAACTATACAATTTTTTACTTTTTTAAATGTATTTATATCCAAATCAGTTGTTTTACTAATATAATACGTTTTTCCATTAGCAGTACATTTTTTTATAATTGCCCCAAGTATCTGAGATAAAGATTCTTCGCCTTTACTTCGCGCATTCCTTTCTTCTTCATCTATTACAGTTAATATGTCGTCCGTAGTCTTAAATGTAAAATTATTCTTTTCTTTTATATCTGCAATAAATTTATCTTTGAATTTAGTGTAGTCAAATCCTAAGCTTGCTAATTTAACAGTATCTTTATTGTTTGTACCTGAATAAATTCGCACAAAATCTATATACATTCTATAAATTTTTCTGTAAATTGGTGCTAATTTTTTATTATATTTACTTTCAAGCACAGACAATTCTTCATTATTTCCATTGAGAGCAGTTCTAACTTCATTTAATTTTGAAAACAAGGAGTCAACATCTGTTTGACTCAAAACATATCTCATTTTAGATTGAAAATCTAAGAATTCAATCATATCTACATTACTAGAGTAGAAACCGACAAAATTAGGTATAATAATCTCTACCTCTGAATTTGATGCAGCAACCATTTCAAATGACTTTACGGAATAATCACGTTGATAGTTATGTTCCAAAAAATCTTGATAACGTGTTTGTCCTTGTTGCCCTTGTCGTCCTTGTTGCCCTTGTCCTTGATTAATTAATGCTTCTATACTTGAATACCGCGGGTCTAGTTCACCTAGAGAAAACATATTTAACAATATTTGTTGTGCATGATTGTTCTGGCTTGAAAGTACATCTAATCCTTCTATTAAAAGTGTTTCTGTAGTATATTTCATTACTTCATCTAATAATGCAACTTCTAATGCATTACCTTTTATAGGGTCATATTTGACTGTTGTTGATTGGTTTGTTGTTAATAATGTCCTTTTCTCTTCTTGTAACCATGAAATAAAATCATAATAATTAAAATCATCAATAATATCGTAATACAGTTGTTGTCCTTGACCTTGTTGTTGTTGTCTTTGGGCCTTCATATACTCACTGTACTTTACAAACTGTATTTTGAATAAGTCTGCTTTAAATGATTCTTCATACTGTATCATATTAGCTAATCTGTCTTTATATTTTACACTATTATCTGGATTACCTGTATCAAACGTATCTAATTCCGCTAGAGTTGTACCATATTCGGGGTGTGATGTATCTACAACGGGTAAAGTTAAACCTGTTATTGTATAAAATTGTCTCATAACAGTAAACGCATTTATTCGTATAAGTTGGTCTTTGCCTCCGTGTTTTATACTTTTTAATCCAAAAAATTTATCTTTTGACAGTTGAGTAATAAAATTTACTCTATCAAAGAGAGAAAATATTCTTGACAAGTATTGTGTAGGTCTATTTCTTTCCCATGTATTTATCCAATCATTTATTTTAAACGATTTATCGTTAGAGTCTTCAGTCATTACTTTACCCAATAGTCTATCAAGATTAAAATCTTGGGTTTCATAATAACCCTCCATTGATAAAAAAGGAATTACGTTCTTATATAAAATTTTATCATTATCCATAAATTCTACAAATGCCGAACTCATTTGGTTTAATGAAAGACCACTGGATTGCATATTATACATTTTATTTGTAACCCATGATGCTAACCTTTTTAGAGAATCTTCATTATTTACGTTGAAGATAATATTAAAAAAATTTGTATTAAATTTAGGTATTTTTTCTGCAAGTTTAATCTGAAATGCTGGTATTAGAACCAGTGAATAAGTGAATTTACAAACAGTTTTAGATATTCTTACTAATATAAATTCATCTAATTTTGCAAAAAATTTTTCAATAGACATACCCAAGTCAGTTTTAAAGAATTCATTCTGAAGATAACCTTGAATTACCTGAAAATCATCTACAATCTCTTTTATCCATTGATTTCTTAGAATATTTAATTGTTCGTTTACTTGCTCATCTGAACTATACCCAAAATATAAATTAATAAATCTTTGCAAAAAATTGGATACACTCCAGTTATCAAAAAAACCAAATGTTACGTATTTTATCGCTTCTATTGATAAATTTGCCAAGGAAAATACTGGAAGTTTGCTCTGTAGATAAGGAATAAGTTCTTTATGAAATATACCTTTTAATGCTAGTGCGGGAAATATTTCTGTAGCAAGGTTTGAGAAGGCATACATGTAAAATAATGATTTAATATTATGAATTGTACATAATGTTGCAATCATAGAATTTAAATATATAACTGGGTCATCCTTGAATTTTAAAAATTGCCTTTTAAAAATAACTAGATAACGCGATACAAAAAATTTTAGTTTTAATTCAGAGTCATCCGGGTCATTACCAGATAGAAGCTCCACTATTTCTTCATTAGTTTTCCCTTGACCCTTATAATTTGACCTCATTACTACTTCCTTTTCTATTTCAGCTACGAGTTCGTCTTCTCTCTTTTCAAGAGTTTTTAGCTCTTCTTCTTCCTTTTTTTTTGCTTTTGCATCCCTCATTATTTTTTCAAAATAACCTTCAATCGTTGATTGTAAAACGGCATTCGTACCCGTACTAATAACCACTCCAAATGTTTGTGAAGTTAATCCAAACAAACCAACAAATTGTGCTATTCCTGAAGCAGTTTGGTCATTTTGAAATATATAATTTATTAATTCAGATGCATTTGTGGTAGAAATAGTAGACACGGTATCTCCATATACTGTCATAAAATTTCTATAGGATGATAATTTATGAAAATCCTTGATACCACGAAGTGCTATGGCAGAATGTACATGTTGAAACTCATTAAATATCTGTAGAGTTGTTGTTATGTATCCAACAATAGGAACTGCTAGACCAAATGCAGCAAATGCAAATTTGAATTTTGGCGAATTAAAGTTTTGTATGATAAAATCAAACCAACTTGCATTATTTAATATTAAGGGTTCTTCCAAATTCTTCTTATCTATAATATTCTTAATAAATTGAAAGAAAGATGCAATAGGTGTTTCAAAGTCAACACCAAACTCTGTTTTAAACATATCTTTCGTATAAGGTTGCCCACTTCCATCATCTAATTCAAATACAGCCATGATTGTTTTTTTTATAAATTCTGCTTTTTCTTCGTCTGTTTTAGAAAGAGAAGAAGGAGAAGAAGGAGTGGAAAGGTATGCATTTACTTCAATATATTGTTGTTGCAATCTTAAAAACTCAGTTCTATTGAATATATTTAACCCAGACATAATATCGTTGAATAAGCTGAAATAAACCTTATTTGTAAAAATTTTTTCGCCGAAAGAAAGCCAAATGGTTGGATTTGCAATTGATTTTAAAATAACGACAGCTTGAAACATAATTCCAACTCCTGCAATTCCACTTGCGAGTACTGTTGGAGCAATTGAATATGTTAATAGATTCCATGCATATGTTTTATAATCACCTTGATTTTTTAAGAAATCTTTAGCAGTAGCTTCTCTTTTTTGCAAGATTTTTTCTAATATTTTCATTCGTCTATACATCCTCATTTGTTTTCTATTTTCAATAGCTGAATAATTAGTTACCTTGAAGGATTTTATAAGTTCTCTTTGTAAATCGGAAACAGTTTTTTTTCTATCATCTGAACCAGCATCCGCGGGGCCTGATTGAATACTAGTCGCTGGTCTAGAATACATTTCGTTATCCAATAATATACTATTCATTGTAGTGTAGCTATTTTTGTAAACTATGAATGTTCTTTGTTTTTCTTCATGAGTTGAATAATTGTTCATGATACTTTCAGCTTGATTGAATATGTTATCTAGATTTTTATCTATTTTATCAAAATTTTCAAAATTATATCTGTCTATTGTACTTTGATTTATATTTTCTTCGCTAACATCACTAATTGTTGTTCCTAAATTATAACTTAATGCAGACATATTTTATATATATATTTATAAGTATTTATTTTAAATATGTATAACAAAAGTATACTAATAAAGAAAAAATTTATTTTATATTTATACTATAATATAAAATGAAGAAGGCTGCAACAGTATCTCCTCCATTAAAATCATCAAGTAATTTAGGTCCACTTGGACCAGATGATGGAGACAATGATGGTGGTAATGATAACGGTAATAATAGTGAGATATGCAAAAATAATGACCTATTTAGTGATTTGGTTGCCGGACTACAAGGTTCCCTGCAAATAGTTCAAAATCAAATTGCAGAATCTAAGATTCTTTTTGAAAATGCAAAGTTCTATTACAATGGTGGAGAATTTACTGGAGCTTTGGTAAGCTATTCATGTGCATCGGTGTTATTAAATAGTTTATTGCAGCAACCAGATATAGATGCAGCAAGTGATCAAAAAATAAAGTCAATCCTTTATTGTTGTTTAAATGCAGTGGAGGATTTACAAGGAAAGGTTAAACGAGGTAATTCTGCTTCCAATAAGAGCAATAGTAACGATGAAGTAAAAGAATGGGACAAAATATGTACCAAAATTCACCCTCTTGTTTTTAAAGAAGGTAGTTCCGATTGTATTTTCTTCAATGATGTTGCTGGGTTATTGAAAGAAAAAAAAATGATGGAATATTCATTAATTTATCCATTAATTTATCCAAATTTATATCCCAAAGCATCAAAGGGTATGCTCATCTATGGCCCTCCTGGAACTGGAAAAACATATTTGGTAAAAGCAGCCGTCAATTATTTACAAGAATTAGATAAAACAGTTGGCGTCTTGTTCTTTGCACCTTCTCCAGGTGACTTGAAAGGAAAGTATGTTGGTGAGACTGAAAAAAGGATTGAAGAAATATTTACATGTGCATCTAAGGCAGCATGTGAACACGAGGCCAATTGTCCCGGTGAAATTAAAAAGAAATTTATTTCTGTTATTTTTATGGATGAGATGGATGCAATTGGTCCTAATAGAGATACAGATACAACTGGACTAGCGGCAAACTCGGTGAATACATTGTTGCAAATGATGGACGGTGTAAAATCTTTTTCTAATGTAGCTGTCATTGGAGCAACAAACTATCCATGGAACTTGGATGGAGCCATTCTTCGTCGTTTTGATACGCAAATCTTGATTGATTTGCCAACAGAAAACGATATAAAAGACTTGTTGAAAATGTCGGTGAATGAAATGATTAGTATAGATAAGGATAGAGGGTCTTCCACTAGTTCTTCGTGCAATGTAAAAGATAATAAAGATAAAAATATGGAATCTTCATTGTCTTGTGAAGTGAAATGTAAGGATGAACCCAAAACATTATTCTATTTAAAGGCTCCTTATGATAATTTTGAGATAGATTTCTTTTATCAAACTAAAAAAGGTGGACTTGTTGATGGTTTGGCAAATAAGTTATTCAATGCAAACTTTTCAAACTCAGATATAAATAGATTATTAAAAGCTGCTGCTACAAATGCAGGTGAATTGGCTATCAAAGAAAACTTATTTCTTTCTGCGCGTTTGTTCAGAGACTTTGAAGAAAAGCATGATAGGTATATATCTACTCTAACTCGCCTTAAAAAAGAAAGAAGCGACGAATCTATTACTACAGCAATTACTATTTTGAATGAGTTCATAAAGTTGGAATTAAACCAGGATACCAATGTATATCAAGTTTCAAAACCCGATTTTGTCTGGATTGAAAGAGATGGAAAAAAATTCTTTAACACAAAATGCATTAGTTATAAGAGTTCCTATTTACTATTATTAAACTCTGCGCAAGTAAAGGATATTTATGTTAAGTTTGATGGGGTCTTTAACGCGGAAGGGTTAATAGACAATACTCCTGAAAATCGTGCTATATATAAACGATGCATGTTTGGTCAGATTATAGAATTTACAAATCTTGATAAAGCTGGAACTGCAGCTGCTAGTGTTGCAGCCGGCGTTGGTACCGGACTTACTATGGGTGCTGTAGCACCTGGCGTTGGTGCAGCCGCAGCAACAGCCGCAGTTGGCTGGCCGGTTTCAAATAGAATAAGAAAGAGTTTTGAAAGTAAGATGGAGATTATTATTTCATTTGATATGTCCATAAGAGAGTCAGGTGATGCTATGGATTTTTCTAAATCTATTTTGCCCAAGTCTAAGAGTTTGATTACTATTTATTCATCTTTGAAAAATAGGTTTGAGACTGTTAAACAAGAAATGATTGCTGACAATGAAGTTCAACAGGTAGGTCAAGAAATTTTTAGTGGCGATGAAGGTCAAAATATCGTACAACAGGGTCCAACAAAACGCCTAAGTGCTATGAAATCAGCTCCACTTGCACCAAACGTTTCTGGGCCTCGTGACTATGGGAGGAAAGAAGGAATTCAACAACAAAAATATGAACAAATTGGAGTTATAGGAGATGGGTTAGATTACGCTGAATTTATTGATAGTACCATGTTTCAACTATCTCCAAACTGCACACAATTTACTGGACAAACTGGTCCTACTATATTAGATAATGAAGCCTTTGTAACAAAAAAGTCTCTAACGTTAACGCCCTCATTAGATAGAGTGATTGAATACTTGGAACCCGCATTAACCGAAGATATAAATAGTAGTTTTAATAACAAGAATTTTTTTTCTTCTTTAAGTGGACATAATTTATCCTTATATTCATATATTTTGCTGTATAAATGTACTATGGACTATCTTGACCAAGTATTATCTATCAAGGATGCGGAAGATTTGGCCAAGGCTGCTGGAAGCGCTGGAGGTGGAGGTGGCGGAGGTGGAGGCGGAGGCGGAGGAGCAAAAGAACCCAAACAAGTTGAAGAATTTTTTTCTAATTATTTTTTAAATACATATATCAACGCATTGGGTAATTATACAAATGATATAAGAGTTATTGAAATTTCAACAGCTGGAGACGTTTTAAATAAATACAGTCAAATACAATTAACAACAGTTACCAACCAGCCTTTTCCTGTTACTATATATAATAAAAATAAGTATTTAATCACAGTGAATCAATTTCTAAATCTTATTTCTTTATCTGGAAATAAAGGCATATTTGATAAATGTAATTTTTTTAAAAGTAATAAAGACGGTAATAATACATCATTTGGTATACCAAATGATAATAAACTATATGTTGAAATGACACCCACATTTTTTGATAAATTATTCTATAATGTATTATTGGGTCTCAAACCAAAATTAGATATAGACCCAGATGAAGATAATGTTCCTTTTTCAGATGTTGAATCTAGGGTTATTCAATTATTCTTTGATGATATTATGGACTTCAAGTTATTACTCAATAACTATGCAAAGATAAACCAAAATAATGCATATGGAAACAATATATATAAAATTATGGTTGCTTATGTAAGAAAATTAGGTGTATATAATAATAAAAATGACCTTTATAGTCTAATTTGCATTCGTTTATTTGATAATTACAATTTTATTTCTGACCAACAAAAGTTATATGTGTTGGGTTTTGAGTTTGACGACGAATGTGCAACAACTGATGTTTTTACCCCCCCTGCATCATCCGCGTCTGCATCATCAGCGCCTGCCGCTGGTACAAATTCTCAACAACAGAAACAGCAACCGGTTTATCCACCTCCAAAGAACAGAGGATTTCTTGGTTTTGGAGGATTACTTGGGGGTGGTATAAATAAAACATTAAAACACAATAAAAAGGGTAAGAAGAGTAAGAAAACCGCTGCAAATCATACCATTCGTATAAATAATAAATATAGTTCACTGGATAAGATAAATAGTGTAGATGACATTGATAAGGTTTATCAACAAATGGGTGGTGTTTATCAACAAATGGGTGGTGCTAAAAATACTGATTCTCCCGAGGAACAAGTTAACAAATTTGTAAAATATCTTAATATAAATGCTTCAAAAGAGTCTTTAAACATCCCGTTTAACTCATATAGTAAGGTAATAAACAAATCAGTATTTGTGAATGCAATATTTGATATTGAATCTGCAAAATCTCTAAGAAAACGAGGAGTATTTAATGATATTTATGGAGTGTATAAAAATCTGAAAGAATCAATGGCTATAGCTATGAGCAGTGTAACTACTCAAGCCACACAAAGTAAACAGGCTGAGTTGCAAGGTCAATTTGAAGTATTATTACAAGATATGAAAAAAAATAATCAAATTTTACCATTAATTTTTAAGAATGTTTCTGGTTTTGGTTTTTTGAATATAACTATTCAAGAAAAAACAACTGGTGAAGAAGAAAAAAGCACAAATAATGCAATAGCTGCATATACGGCGAACAATACAGATGCCCTCAAGCGAGTAGCCTTAGGTGCAATTGATGCGGAGGAAAATAAATTAGCAACGCGTTTATCTGAGTTTGTTGCATTTGGTCCAGCTCCACCTGCACCTATAATAGGTGGTAAAATAGATAATGAAAAAAAGACAATTGAAACTTTAACAGCTAGTATAGATACATTAAGTGGAAAAGCAAATAAAACAAAGCAGGAAGAAGCGGAATTAAAGGAAAAGAAGAAAGAGAAAGTAATAAGAATTGATAATGAATATAAGTTCCTTGATATTACAGAAAAAACAATAAATAGATTACAATACTTATACCAGGAACAGGTAGCTATTTTACAGGGTATTCCTGCCGCTCCTGTTGAGGAACTTGCAGCAGCTCAAGATAAATTAACATTAATACAATCGCAGAAAACATCTTTTACAACATTTAACAATGACTTTAAACGCGCAAATAAGCAGAAAATTGTTGGAAAGTCCGCAAGAGAAAGGTGTGTTGACGATAAAGTCATTTTAGATGAATTAAAAAATAACAACAAAGCACGAGTCATTATTGAATGGATAAACGTTAAAACAAACACTTATGGATTAAATTCTACTGTTGATTATATCAGAAATTTATTTGTTGGTGGTTTATTTGGCCAGTTAAAGGCACGTGACCTAGGAAGAAATTTTCCAGGACAAAGAGTTGGTGAAGGATTGGAAGGAGCAGGTGAAGTAACTACTGCTGTAAATATTGTAGCATTTTTAGTGATTCTGTTTTCAATAATAGGACTTGTTGCTGTAGCATCAGGATATGGCATTTTTGGTGCAATTGGCGGAGCTGGAACAGCTGTTGGGGGTGGAATTGGCTATGCTGGTTCAGCATTAGGGACAGCAGCAGCCGGCATTCCTTACATTGGTCCAACGCTTGGTGTTGTAGGTTCAGGACTTGCTTATATGGGTCAAGGAGCTGCAAGTGGTATTGCTGGTGCATACGGTGCCGGAGTTGGAACTGCTCAGTATTTAGTCGGAACTGTTGGAGCTGCAGGTGGAGGAGCTCTTATTAGCGAGAGTCTAACCTCTAGGGTAAGCGCTGCTATTTATGGTATTTTATACTTTATTATTAACATTGTACAATGTTCTAGTAATAATATGAGCACTGATGAAATTATTGATAATTTATTATTAACTCAGATTTTTAATAAAATTACAGAAATTCGTTATTTAGAAACAGAAAATTTTATCACGAATAGTGCAGTGGAAATCTTTAATACATCAATAGAATCTGACGTAGGTGGCTTTTTAAATGCTACATCATTCTTGTTTCGTCCAAATTTATCCAGTGGACGTTCTTATCTTGACCGTGATACTGAAGTTTACCGTTCTTTTAATCCTGATATTTCGGGTTTAGTAACTAAAGAAGAAAATGTCCTTTATTATTCTGAAACAATTGCAGAAAATCGTGATATAAAATCAAAGCTAGTCAATATTAATATTCCGATGCAATGTTTTTATTATGCATTAACCCAAGTTAAATCAACTTATGATAAACAGACTGGTTCCGATTTAAAACTATATTATGACAATAAGGATAAATTTATGAAAGAGTATAAAGAACGGAAAAAATAGACATGAATAAAGTCGGAATAAAATAGAATAGAATAAAGTAAAATAATGAGATATATACTTAATTTTTTAAGTATATATAATATATATGACTGAATATCAATTATCTGAAACAACTATCAGATTATTACAACATTATAATAAAAAGTTTGATGAGTTTCAAAAAACAGAAAATACATTTTGTGAAGAAAATACCGGAAATATCAATATTAATATTAATAAAAAATATTTTAGCTCCATATTGAATGCAACATATCAACCAAGCCTTGGTGTAGATGAATCATTGGTAACTTCTGTTAAAAAATTAGATGAAGAAAAATCTAATGAAGAAACTCCTTTTACATTTAAGTGCAATACTGCAGAAAATAATAAAAATATCGCAAGTACAAATAAAAAAACTCAATTTGATTTTATAGAAGACCAAGACTTTATGTTTAAGGTAATCAAGTATAGACGATTGGAAGTTATGAAGCAGTTGCTCTACTTTAAAAAAAATATAGAATTATATAAATATTTTTGTGTAATAGTATCTAACCTTCAATCCAAATTTGAAAAAGAGGAGAGACAAGAAATCCAAGCACAAATACAAGAAAAAATAAATATTCTTTCTAATTTAAAACAGCAAACACTGCATATATTGCAAACATATTTTTTAAATGATTCTGAAAATTTATTGAAAAAAACACTGTTCAAGTACAAATTTATTATGGACCGTTTCTATAATCTAATACCAAAGAAAAAAATAGAAGACCAAAAATGGTACATTGAATTGAAAAATAGAGAAGTTAATTTTAAATTATAAAAGCTTAATAATAATAATATTCAATAATATAAATTATGGATATTAATATTATGAAAAAAATTTGCACATTTGCTGAACCTCCTTTAGCTTTAAAACAGCAAAATATTGATTCTATTAATAAAAATCTATTTAAATCTGAATACTACGATTGTACAGAAATAACAGCCAGTTCACTCACATCCATGAAAACGAAAGCACCTAGACAAATTGTGTCGCGCGATGCAGAGTTTTCAATTAAAGAGAAGAAAAAAGATGCTTTCAATTATATTTCAGATGACTGTACACCCGATATTGAAGTAGAGTACTCCATGGACGTGGTTGATAAGTATCTTAGTTTACTGGTTTGTTGTCATGAATCCAATGAAACTTCTGAAGAAGAAGAGGATATAGATAAAATGATTCAGAATATGCTTGATGAAATTAACCGAAGGTCTCTCTTTATTAATAAAATATATAGTGCTCGCATGAATTTTAATGAAAGTCTTAGTCGTAACCCATTTTCTCAAGAAGACTTGGATATTCTTTCTGCATGCAATAAAAATATTTTAGATTGTTTTTCACAAGTTAAATTATCTGATGGTAGTAGTATTAATATTTAGAGCAGCGTTTCTACTTTTTTCATACTTTTTCCATTCTTACATCTTTTTCCCACCTTTTCTACTTTTTCTACCTCTTTTCTTTGTTGTTCTTCTAGTCTTCTTTTGGCTTTTCTTTTGGGTCTTTCCACGCTTTCCACTCTTTTTATATCTTCGCATCCTTCCTCCTCTCGTTCCTTCCAAAACATCTTGTAGAGCTTGAAGTTGCATTTTTTTTGCGTCCACAGAAGATAAATAATCTTCTGTATGATTTCCTGGTCTAAGCGTGCTAAGTTTTATAATAGTCATTGCTCTTTTTATTGCTGCTATTTTATTAGCAGGTGTCGTAGACGAATTAATATATCCAATGCTTTTATTCACTTCACTCACTGAACTGTTATCTGCTGCATTATAGTCCTCTAACATAGGCATATCTGATACAGTGCTACTTTCAACTGGCATAGCCATTGACGACACGCTCGCGGTCATATTGTTTAAGACCTCTGAAAGCTGCATTAGCTCATTTTTTTTATCATTCAATAGCTCGGCTAATCCTTCAGAAGGAGCGGGGGAACGGCCTGATTTGGGCATTGTTAATTTCAGCATGAACATAGCTCGTTTAATTGCTTCTATCTTATTTTCTTTTGTAGTTGCTACGTTTACGTAACCAAGACTCTTGTTTAAGCTTTCCAACGCAATTTTCTCGCTTTGACTAAAACTACCAGGAATGATTATTTCGGATACAGTCGTTTCCATAAATATATATATATTATACATATTTATTTTTATTGTAATCTCAAGTTAAGCTTCTTACATTTTATTTTAAACGCTATCTTAATAATTTGTATATTTGTTCAATTCATTTATAATATGTTCATTTCTTTCAATAATATTTTTTTCTTCAAATGTTTCATATTGTTCAGCTATATTCCGTGTAACCTTACTACTGCTTTCTTCGTATGATTTCTTTTTCTTGGAGTATGATTTAGAACCAAGTGAACTGTTACCCTTATGTCCATTATCACTATTTTTCCCTTCTATTAGAGTCAAATTTCCTATATTATTCATTAATGATTGATTTGATAAATTTGCTTTCTCTTTCTGACAATAAACATGTTCAAGAGTATATTCTAATGGAACCTTATGCAAATCAGTATTTATACATGTTTCATAAAATAATAATAAATGAGTAGCATTTGTTGATTTAAAATTCATGCGAGATAATTCTCGCAAATAATTTTCATCATTAATAGCAATATCTTTATTTTTCCTTAGACATTCGGTTATTTCTTTATAATAATCATATTGATTATTCTTTAAAACTTCATTTGTTATTTTTATAAATTCATTAGAATAACACAAATTATTAAAGTTTCTAGTTTTAAACTGAATGTTTCTAAAATACCATTTAGTCATTAGTTTAATTAAACCACTATTAATATTATTAGTTTTATAAAATATAGGTAATAAACACCACATATATGCTTCCCAATTTAAACAAATTCTAGATGTATTGTTAAGTAATCTTCCAAATCTATCATTACTAATTCTATCCATAATTTTAAATAACTCTTCTACAATTTGAAAGAAAATATTTATTTCTTTATATGTATCTTCATTATCAATAATGTCCTTAAACAATTCTTCATGATTTATTGTTCTTTTAATTTCATTCCGATATAATTGAATTGCAACATCAAATATTTTTTGTCCAAAGTTTTTCTTATATATATTATTGTCTTTATGCTTTAAAAACTCCCATCTTTCATATATTTCTACCTTTTTATCATCTGGTATTTTGACCAGAATTGGATTTTTAATTATATCTAATTCTTCTACTGCCTTTCCTCTGTTATTTTCCCAATCAAATATTCTACTGACATATTCTGGGTCATTACAATCATAATATTGAACGTCAATATCGTGCAATATGAATTTATATAATTTGATTAATGATTGTTCATCATACTTTTTGAGAACAAAATAATTATAAATTTCAATAAAAGCTGAATGGATTTTTGTATTTGTTGCGGGTTTACTATAACCATGTTTGCTAATGATATGTTTTTTAAAATCTGCTTTTTTAGATGTTGTAGTTTTACACTCAGGCGCATTACAACAATATTCTTCATCTTCATCAAATGTCTCAAAGTCATCTATATTAGATAAATATTCTACCCAAGATTTAGTTTTATTATTGAATATGTTTACTAAACCTTCCATATCAAATGGATTAATGCAATAAATTTTTGGTATTATAGTAACATTACATCTTTGTTTAATTTGTTCTTGTTCTTTTGTTAAATTGTCTATTTCTGTATCTACTGTTAATAATTGATTGATTTTATCTTTCAATTTTGGCGATAAACAACCTATTACATTAAGAATTAAAATTGTTGTTAATATTCTCTGTTGACCATCATAAATATCATTACCATTGTTATAATTTAAATTAATAATTGAACCCATTTTTTCAACATATTTGTCTTCTTCATGAATTTTAAATATATCATCTAAGAATTTAGTAATTTCTTCTTCTCCCCAAGAATATTCGCGTTGATTCATTGGAATCCTTAGTTTTTTTTGGAGTATCGTATTCCATGATTCTTGATTGGTCGTATATGGTTTAATTCTAGACATATATTCTACAATACATATCATATTACCAAATTCTTAAATCATTTGTCAAATGAATGATATGCTAGTTAGTAAAACAAACCTCCTCGTCCTCTTTTTTTTATTGATACATTTTTTCTTGGTTTTCTCTCGCGAATGGTTTTACTTTTTGTTATTTTTTTTGCTTTTTTAGAGGAGGAATGTGAATCCTCTGGCCGGTACCGTAGAAACCATTCCTCATAATCCTTCTCATTCTTTTTCGTTTTAGCTTGCTTTAACTCCTTGAACTTCTCTGCCTTCTCCGCACGTATTTCTTCTAGAGTTTGCTGATGACCATAGCAGTTTATTGAAAACCGACGTAACAACCCTTTTTGCTGTAATCGGTTTTGTTGTTGCACTTGAAATAAAAACTGAGCCATGCAAACAATACGTTCCGAGTCATAATAATTACGTGATGAATATAAAAATGCCAAATAAAAACTTAGCATCGTATCAATTGTGGCTATTTTAACTTTCTGTCTATCAATGGTAGTCATATTGTAACTATGACATGCGATGGGCTCATAAATAAATGCAATTGTATCTTTTCCAATAAGAATTTGATAATGAGGTGCAATGACTTCTCCAATAGCATCTCGTTTCACTATTTTAACATGATGTATTCCTTCATCTTCAAGTCGTTCTTTTAAAATTTCCGCAGTTTTTTTTGCATCCTCCGATAATACATCAAAATCTGGATTCCTTTGCAATTGCTTTTGCAAGTGTTTTGGCATATAATGTGAATAGAGAGAAAGTGCATATCCACCGAAAAAAACAACCCCCTGATTTATAAAGGTATCTCTCACTATTTCATAAATTTTATCTGCCTCTGTTTTATTTTCCATACTTCTCTGAAAATCGTATTCGTCGCAGTGACTAGATTTTAAAGGATAGTGCTTATTTAATAGAACAAGACGTTTCAAGACCTTTTCCCATCGGCTAACATCTCCAGCTGGGCGTGACAACTCTAAATACATGGACATTCTCAAATAATTGGGAGGAGAGTAAAAAATCCCTGCAACGCGTATAGCATCCTTTTTCAACGCAGCAAATATATCTTTATGTAAAAATGTGATATCTGCAACGGGTATAAAATTAACAAATACCTTGAATGTACCTTGATGTTGACCGGATTTTCCTTCTACTTCCAAAAATCCTTCTTTAAAATACTCGTCGCATAGCTCTTTGCTATCACGTAATGCATTTGGTGAAAAAAAATCATAATCAGGAATCTCTATGTCTGTATTATAAAATTGGTCTTGCTTTGGAAGAATATTATTAATAGCAGTTCCTCCATAACATATTAATTTCTTTCTTCTAATAAAATTTTCAACAATACTAATGATTTTTTTCACATCCTCTGAATTGGCTACAGCTCTTCCAGTTCTCTCTTCGGCTTTGTCAACTGCTGCTCTTAATATTGCCAATTCACATTCTTGAAAACTCATAGACTTATCACATAATTTTTTCATATTTATTTTATCTTATATACTAGATAGAATAAAAATAATATTTTATCTGGTATTTATCTAGTATTTATCTAGTATTTATCTAGTATTTATCTATAGTATTCTAAATATTGAATGCATAATAGTCACTTGTTACAGTTCGCTGTTCAAAGGATAGCGCAGGGTCTTGTGGAGGAGGTTCAGGTATAAGAACTGGTACAAAACGGAGCTTCTCTGGTTTCAAACAAAATGCATATCCGCAATTGTTAAAAAATACATTGTTTTCCTGTAAATTTAAATCATTCTTTTGATACATCATTGCAATCATTTGACACCCAGTTTCTCTACAGACAATTCCACTAGGGTTAGGGGGATTCTCTCCAACTTGTGGCATTGCAATACTCATATTCTGTTTATTATATTCTTGCAACTCTGATAAGTCTGGTGTATTCTGAACATCATAGTAATGCAGTGCGCGCATAAATATGGAGTTACTAGTCATATTAACATATTCATAAAAGTCCCGTGTATCCATGAAAGTATTGTTTGACTTGTCTACAATAATTACAATCTTTCCTTTCAAATCCATCAATTTTGTATTTCCAAAGTTTTGGCCATTGTCTTCAAAACTATAATTAGGACCTAATAGAAAAGAATCATATGTTTTCAATAAATTGGCAAAATTTTGATACATATCTTGGTTTGCGCTCTTAAATCTAAAATGCATAATAATCGGGTCAAGAGGGTTGGGTGCTGTACTTGAAGCGAATGCATAATTTGTAACAATGTTCATCACTTCAGAAAATGCGATAGAATTATAGGTTTCCTTAACATGATTATTATCCATGGTAGATGTTGCGACTACAGGCTGGTTGTTCATAGAAAAAATTTCAAAATCAAGACCACGAACCCCTTGTTTTAATACATCTTTTAATGCGCATGTAGATACATAATCATTTTTAAAAGTACCTGGACTGCAGCAATTATAAGCAGTTTTGATATAATAATCTTTCAAAGTAAATTTGCATTTGGGGTCACTTTCATTCAAGGATTTTATAGAACCATTGATAGTAGAGAATAAGCTGTCCATAGCAGAACATTCACGATTCACTAAATTTCGCATGTAAAAATAATAGATACATGCAACAATAATGACTACAATAATCATACTAAATAACATGGAAGATGCAAAATTCTCATTTAATTTTGAAATCATATCATTCATACCTTTATGTATAGTATCCATTGTCTTATTATATTATATACATTTTATAAAACAAAAATATAGACAAAAATATAGATATAAATATAATATAACTTATTCATATAATATATCTAAATCATGGCAGGAGGATTAATGCAACTTGTTAGTGAAGGACAACAAAATATTATATTAAATGGAAATCCTTCAAAAACTTTTTTTAAAGCAGTCTATGCAAGGTATACAAATTTTGGTTTACAAAAATTTCGCGTTGATTTTGAAGGTTCCAAAACACTTCGTTTAGCAGAAGAGTCCTATTTTACGTTTAAAATACCAAGATATGCAGATTTACTGATGGATAGTTATTTAAGCGTTGATTTGCCGAATATCTGGAGTCCTATTATGCCACCAACCACCGACCAGGCATCTCAACAGAGCAATTCAGGTATGTGGATTCCTTATGAATTCAAATGGATTGAATCTCTCGGGGCGTTGATGATTTCTAATATTACAATCACATGTGGAAACCAAACCCTGCAAGAGTTTTCTGGCGCGTATCTTAAAAATATGATTGAACGTGACTTAAATCAGAGAAAGATTAACTTGTTTAATGAAATGACTGGAAATACTCCGGAACTAAATGACCCAGGAAATTCTGGAACACGTGTTAACTCTTATCCAAATGCTTATTACAATCAAGGTGGTGCAGAACCTTCTATTCGCGGAAAAACCTTGTATATTCCATTGAATAGCTGGTTCAACTTCAAATCACAAATGGCATTTCCTCTTATTTCATTGCAATATAATGAATTGCATATTAATGTTACTATGAGGCCTATTCAAGAACTGTTTCGTATCCGTGACGTGTTTGACAGTATCAATAATTATCCATACGTTGCCCCGAATTTTAATATATGGTACATGCAATTCTATAGATTCTTGCAAACACCACCGGATGTTTCACTCGGAATAGATTCTTATGTAGATACACGCACTTTATGGAATGCGGATATTCATCTAAATTGTACTTATTGCTTTCTTTCTAACGAGGAATCTAGATTTTTTGCCCTTCAAGAACAAAAGTATTTATTCAAACAGGTGAGAGAACAAAAATTCTATAATGTAACCGGGTCTAATAAGATTCAATTGGATTCAATTGGCATGGTAGCAAATATGATGTTTTATTTTCAGCGAAGCGATGCAAACTTGCGAAATGAATGGGCTAATTATACAAACTGGCCTTATAATTATTTGCCTTATGATATTACACCTGCGCCTACTAGCGGAACATTTCAAATTGTAAGAACAAATTCGGATGGGTCAACAACAACAGTAGATATTGGTCCTGGGGTGAATGCAAACGGACAACTTACAGGATGGTTTACTACTGGGAAGTCGCAAGCTTTGGCAAATACAAGCAATATTTTAATCAATTTGGCTATCCTTTTGGATGGCTCTTACCGAGAGAATTTACAACCCAGCGGGGTATTCAATTATATAGAAAAATGGTTAAGAACTGGCGGATATGCGCAAAATGGATTATACTGTTATAACTATTGCCTGCAGAATTCACCATTTGATTTGCAGCCATCGGGTGCTATCAATATGAGCAGATTTACCACGATTGAATTGGAGTTTAATACCATTGTTCCAACATTGGACCCAAATGCTCAGTCTTTGGCTATTTGCGACCCTCAAACCGGAAATATTATCGGTATTAATAAACCGACTTGGAGAATCTATGATTATAATTTTGACTTGACTATTTTTGAAGAAAGGTTAAACGTGGTAACGTTCGTTGGTGGAAATTGCGGACTCATGTATGCAACATAAATATAATTAGCATAATTATAAAAATCTTGTTATAGTATAAATACAAAAAGATTATAGTATAACTGTTAAAAATAATATAAAAATATAAAAAGAATTCTCTTTATTTATATGTATAGAATTTCGGTAGGAGCTCTTTTTAAAAACGAATCACACTCCATGAAAGAATGGTTGGAACATTATTTATATCACGGAATAGACCATTTTTATCTAATCAATGATGCAAGTACAGATAATTTTCTTGAAATACTTCAACCTTATATTGATAAGGGAGTAGTTACTTTATTCAATGCAAATATTGGATATTATTTGGGAAGACAGCGAAATATGTATAATAAATTTATTTTACCTTGCATTCACGAAACAAAATGGCTACTTATGATGGACTTGGATGAGTATGTTTGGTCCAGAGAAAGTATTGATATAAATACTATATTTAAACAACTTGATGATATAGGTCAAATACAAATAAGAGAAAATTTATTTGGTTCTAATGGACACACCGAACAACCATCAACTATTGTAAATAGTTTTACTAAACGTAAATTAATGGGGAAACAGTATGACGGACCTTATAAATACGCAATTAATACCTCTTTTAAATTTACATCATTGAATGTTCATCATGCAACATTTGAAGACAAACAAGATGAATTAAATCATTTTATTATATTAACAAATCCACATTTAATGTATAATCATTATAACTGTCAATCTCTTCAATTTTGGAAAGAAGTTAAAATGACCCGGGGAGACAGTGATAACTATAGGGAGAGAACAGTAGAAAGTTTTAAAGAATTAGATAAAAATGATGTAGAAGATTTTGAACTACTTGAACAGAATAAAAATATTACACCATTCTTATGAAATAAAAATCCAACCAATATACAGTTTATCTAAATGATTTCTAGTTTTTTCCATATTTTTATGGTAAGCGCGATAAATTTCTTTTACGTGAAAAAATCTAGCAAAGAATCCAAAAAACATGATGACCAACAACGATATAATCAACCGAGTATTTACTATCTTGGACAAAAGTTTTCCCAAGAAAATATAGCTTGCCAAATTAAAGAAGGATGCGTACAATATGGTATGAAAGATAACAGATAAAATAATTTGGCTCATTGTTTTCACAGTAAATAATGCAGACAGTGGTAATGTAGGATTTGTTGTAGTTAAATACAAATCTGTAAACATACTTCTATATATAATTCTATATAATATAATTCTATTATATAGACATGATTTTAGATAAAGTTATTTCTTTTCAAACCAAAGTTATCATATCGGTGATTTGCAGTGGTCTTTGGATTTATTTTAGAACAGCACATTGTTATGATATGATACCACGCAATCATTGGTTCCCTGTATTTTTTGTCATGATTTGGACGTATCTTAATTATTACGAACCCCTATTTTTGCCCATAGGTCTATTCATTTTGGTCGCGTACACTAGTTTAAAACATTTTATGTAATATTGACATCATATATGATAACATAGAACAAAAGACAATTCTTTATTTTTGATTCTCAGTAAGCCCGGGAAAAAGGGAAAATAAAAAGTTGCAAAAGTACCCCGGGTTTCAAAAATGGACATTTATTTTTGTCCATTTTTCAATAGGGCCGATATTTTACGGAAAAAACGTGAAATATTTTCCCTTATGGTCTCTATGGGTTGACTCACAGAAAAAATAATTCCAAGTTTGTGAGCATAAATTTTAAAGTATTTTTAGTAAAAAGAATTTAGGGGTTTTTTCTGTCACAAGATTAGTGACATGTTGGTGACAAATTTTACCCCAAAAACCCCTATCTTTGAATGCAATACTTGTGACTTTATTACGTCTAATAAAAAAGATTTCAAACGGCATCTTCTTACGATAAAACACAAAAATGGGGTAATCGTGACGGTTGGTGACAGTTTCGTGACAGAATTACCCCAAAAACCCAGCTTTGAATGTTGTAATTGTGATAAAATATATAAATCCCGGAACGGATTATGGTCACACAAGAAAAAATGCCGTGAACAAAAAAAAATGGTGGAAAGTGCTGAAACCGATAAAACTAATAAGTCTTCAAATGTTGTTATCATGGAGCTGTTGAAGCAAAACCAAGAATTTAAACATATGCTGTTGGAGCAAAATAATAAAATAATGGAAATAGCAAAAGAAAAACAGAATATAACCAACACAACAAATCATATTAATAATTTTAATATGCAATTTTTCTTAAATGAACAATGCAAGGATGCATTAAATATTATGGAGTTTGTGAATACATTGAAACTGCAGTTAAGTGATTTAGAACTGGTGGGAAGGTTAGGGTATACAGAAGGTATTAGTAAAATCTTTATTCGCGGACTGCGTGAATTAGATATTTTCAAACGACCCATTCATTGCAGTGATTTAAAGAGAGAAACTCTTTATATTAAAGACAAAGATGCTTGGGAAAAAGAGAATAGTAAAAATATAAAAATCAAACAAGCCATTAATTATATTGTTAATAAAAATATTAAACAGATTCCAAAGTGGATGGAAGAAAATCCAGCTGCCGAAGATACGGAAACAAAAAAGCATTTGGATTACATTCATATTGTACACGAATCCATGGGCGGTGCATCTACAGAATCTGAAGAAAAGAAACAACAAAAAATTATTAGAAATGTTGCAAAGGAAGTATTGATTGATAAAAATAAATAAAAAATGTTTTTTATAGTTTATTTATTTTGTTTGTTTTGTTGTTTTATTTGTTTTGTTGTTTTGTTTTTATTTCTACTACTCTTAGAAAGAATCGTATCCCTCATCAAAGTGACATCCGTAAGTATATTCGCCGTATACAGGCCATTCAGAAGGGCAATCTGCTCTTTCATCTACATAGGCATTGATAGTGGCGTAATATTCTTCTTCTTCACACTTGGCCTTAATAGCTTGCGCAATAAGAGCGTCGGCCTGTACATCCTTTTCCAACGGCTCTCTCACTGGCATTTCTTTCAATAATTGGAAAATATAATTGACATCGTAATTTCCTTGCATATAATCATATGTTCTAATAATATAGTCTACGCGCTCATAGTAAAGGTCTTCCTCTTCTTTGCTCAAAGAATCGTCCACTCCTGGGATGCGTTGTTCACGCCATGTGCTCGGCAAATCGGCTGCAATCTTGTAGTCCTCCTCAAGACATTTCTCAATATAACCTAGATGATATATAACAAATTCGGCAAATGGTGTAGTATGAGAACACGTATGATTTTGGCCGTGCTCGGAAGGGGTCATGAAGAATATTTTCCCTGTTTTTTCCATGATAGCACCTCTATTTTTGTCAAGAGCGAGTAGTTCTGGCGTAGTAATCCAGGTTCCAGTGGTAGGGATGTCTTCAAATACAATAGGACTCAAATAGTTATTGTTCTCACTGACAAAGACACTGCGTTCATTGTCAATGTAATAAATGGATTCTGCGTCAAAAGGGTCTACAAGCTGTCCAGGGTAATCAAACCCTGACCCGCGATTTCCATTATAAGTATAAGGGTCGTGTGCGCATTTATTGCAGTATCCGAGGAAGATTCCGTTCCACATTCCCCAATCCTTGCAAGATTTGCAATCAACTGGCCCACTTCCTTGCGTGTGACAACTAGCCCACTCCTTTGGGAATGTATAAATATATTTTATACCATTGTGTTCATAAAACATAGACTCATGATCGCAATAAGAACTGGAGTCGGAATCAGAAATAGAAACAAAGTTCATTGTATGATGCGTTGGCTTTCTAAAATACATTTAAGTCTTTTCATTAAAAGCATTTCAATTTTTTTATATGCTTATAAAAAATCATTAGCAGCTAAAGGTCCGTTATCTTCAAATTCACCACTTAAAGAAAGACGTTTTGGATAAGAAGGCATAAAAGATTGTGCTGATGGACTATAACGTTTGTCAAATAATTCTGCACCTTCATCAAAAGTTTGTTTCCAAGTATTGACTCCTTTAAAGTAATCAGGAGGCGGTGTTTCCCGACTTGCAATTAATTTGGCACGTGACCCAATATCAGTAGTTAACACTGAATAAGTCGGAGTTTGCTCAGTCGTTAATTTTCCGGCATCATTTTGTCCGCGAATCATTTCACTATTTTCGGGAGTGAATTGTTTCGTATGTGGATTGCATCCAAAGCAATCTATATCAGAACTGCATTGTTCTCCTGTCAAAGAACATCTGTTATTGGGTCCACACATATTTTTGCAAGAAATAGGATTTGTTAAAGGCAAGTCTACAGTATGATTTGTAGAAGGACCACCATTATCTATGATTGGATTTAAAGAAGTAAATGCTTCGGATACTTGACGGATATATCCATTCTGGATTAAATAATTTCCCCATTGAAAAATAAATAGAATAAAGAAAAATACAAAAAAACTCCAAAAGAGAAGATACTCTCGCTTCATTATACTATAACTATATTTTAGTAAATAAAATATAGTTGGATTCCTAAATTAAGGTATAATGTATTCAACAATAAAATTTAATATCATTTTATAATAATTATGTCAGACACATCAACTATTGATGAAAAGAAAAAGAAAACGACTATATCAGATAATCCATCAATTAACTTTGCTTATAGCTTATCAACTTCACTTGTGAGTTTAGGAGTTGTTTTTATATTTGGTTCATTATTCTTATACACTGGAAAAATCGCCCAATCAAATATATTACCTACTTGTACGTCACATGAACCGTATACATATGCAAAACAGACCATTGGAAAACAACAAATAGATATTAATATTTTGAAAACAGAAAAGGGAATTTTTTCAACAAAGTTGTTGATGCCAATTGACCAAAATATGAAAATAGTAAATAAAACATTGGGATTTCTTAGAAAAATGATTTATGGCAAGGATACAAACGTATTCAAGTTATATTTTGCTACCATAATACAACAAGTATTGGCATTCAATTTTTCAATCAATAATACAGTCTTTAATTTTATGAACGAGTCTTTAACAGAAACAATGAATATTTTATTGAGTCCAATGATTATGATATTTGTTCAATCCATTGTGGGATTTATAGTTGCAATTTATTTCATTATCATGTGGTTTTATAACATTTATTTGCTATTTAGCACAAAAGAGGAAGACTCTAAAGGGCTAACTATGTGGAAAGATGGGGAGATGTGGGGGGTTTTAACATGGTATTGGTCTATTTTTTATATCATTGCGTTGTCTATTCTATTATTTATATTTATCGCAACTGGCTTATTAAGTATACTAACATTTGTTATTACACTCTTTTGTTTGTTCTTTCCATTATCATTACACTTATACAATAATAGTAATGCTGAACAATATACATTATCTGATACAATCAAGTATGTATTTAAATTTAAAATGAATATAATCATGTATCTAATTTCTTTTATAGTGATTATGACAACTAATAGTAATTTTGGTGGATATGCTGCATTTGTTTCACTTATTGCATGTGTTCTATTGTTCTTATTTTCACGTATTTTTAAATCATCTACTCCTAATAAGATAACAACGCCTGGGATTGGGACTTTTTTTCAAGCAGGCAAGAATTGTGACCCTATTATAAAAGCATCACAAGAATCTTCTATGTTTCAAAAAATAGGAGATATATTAAAGTTATAATGAGTATTTTTATATAAATAGAAAAGTATAATTAAATATAAGATTATGGCAACTCCAAAACTAACTAAAAAAATGAAAGAATCAAATAAAAATATTTATAAAAATAAACACGAATTTCCATTTGTAAGTATTTGTACACCAACCTTCAACAGAAGGCCTTTTATTTCTACCATGATTCAGTGTTTTGAGCATCAGACTTATCCAAAGGATAGAATGGAATGGATTATTATTGATGATGGAACAGATAAAATTGAAAAGTTAGTTACTCACATACCTCAAGTAAAATATTTTGGTTATGAGAAAAAGATGACACTTGGTCAAAAAAGAAACCTAATGCATGAAAAGACCAAAGGTGATATCATTATATATATGGATGATGATGATTACTATCCAATTGAACGCGTGTCGCATGCAGTTGAAATGTTGAAAAAGAATCCATCAGCATTGTGTGCTGGTTCAAGTGAAATGCATATTTATTTCAAACACATTCAAAAAATGGTTCAATTTGGGCCATATGGCCCAAACCATGCAACAGCTGCTACCTTTGCATTTCGTCGTGAGTTATTAAAACAGACGCGTTATGAGGAGACCGCGTCACTCGCAGAAGAAAGACATTTCTTAAAGGGCTATACAATACCCTTTGTTCAATTGGATTCTACAAAAACAATTCTAGTGTTCTCTCATAATCATAATACTTTTGATAAGAAAACATTATTAAATAATCCAAACCAGTATGTAAAGGACTCAGTAAAAACTATAGATGATTTTATAAAGGAACCTGCTATTAAAGAGTTTTTTATGGATACAATTGATACCTTACTTGAATTATATGAACCTGGGAGACCAGAACACAAACCGGATGTTCTTAAACAACTTGAAAAGATTACAGAAGAAAGAAAGAAACAAATTCAACAACAACAACAAATGCAATCCAATCCAACATTGATGGCTTATCAACAAAAGTTGCAAGAACAAACTGTCTTGATTAAAAACTTATCAGAAGAAAATACAGAGTTGAAGTCCAAGAATGAGTATTTGGAAAACAAGATGAAAGAAATCATAAAAAAATCAATACAAGAAAAAATGCGTGAAAAGATGCCAGAAAAATAAGATGTATTTAATTTGAATTAAGTATTTAAAAAAAAATTGATTTAAAAATAGCGATGTATACTGAATACAGAAATACAAACGCACACGGTACAACCATGAGCTACTACAACGAATACACTTACTCCGACAATGGCTCCGATGCCGGAACAGAATACACTTATACATCCCATGCCAATCGCGACAAGGCAAATGGATTTGCGGCGGATGCGCCAAAGGACAAGCTGAAGTTCAAAATTACCAGAAATATTTCCGAATTTGAATACTTGAAGAAGAATGTTCAAATCACCATCTTTGGGTCAGGTCAACAAGGAACCACCATCAGAAATGCTGTTACGGGCAAGTACTACGATGGCCACTTTGTTGGTTCGGCAAACGAGTACGAGTACTACAAGGTTGCCCTTTGCACTGGTGAAGTCGGTGGTGGTGAGACAGTCTTTCTCTTCTACGACTCGCTCCAACAATACACCAGTCACATGGCTGGCAAGCTGAACCCAACCTCCAGCACAAGGTACAGGGGACGCCGTGGACAAAATTATTAAATACAAACAAGACATATACAAACAAGACATAAAATAAGAATATAAACAGTGTATGTGAAAATAATAAAATGGTGTTCATTTTATTATTTTTTTCTTTTTATTTCTATCGTACAGTAAAAATAAATAAAGCAATCCTGTATTGCAATAATAAGCATGGGTACGATGATAGACACAATCACACTGAAATAGATACGTTTAATAAAGAACGTTTTGCTGCACTTTTATATAAAAAGTCCTTATTGAATTTATTAGAAACATCATCTATTGGTATAAACAAGAAACTTTTATTAATAGAAAAATACAATTTATTTCATTCAAATGAAACATCCATATCCATAAAAAAAATAGATATAAAAGCGGGTGGTCTATTAACTGATTGGGAAAAACAAATACTGTGAGTTTAGAAGGGATATAATAATAATTATATTATAACAATAATTATATTTTATATAATATTAATATATAATGAGTTTTCAACTAACACCTGCTTTAAGTCAAGCAGAATTTGATAATTTAATGAAAGAGCTTATTGATATAGGAGGTCCAGAGGTATTCTTTAGAAGAACAAATGATATTTATTTGAGGTTTGAGACACCATTATATATATATGAACCAACCGAGGAAAGTAGATTATTATCTCAACTATCTTTAACATATAATGGTTTACCCACTGATGATGAACGACACGATATGGTAAGAGAACTACTTTTACAAATAAAGAACTTAGTGGAAACAACGCCATTAGAAACAATAGAAGGTTCGCTTCGTAGAGATGCAATTCCCCATGAAATTGATGAACATATAAGAGATTTGCAAGACGAACGTGTTTTGCAAGACTTTGAAATAAATGATATGATAGACCACTATCTTGACATATATCCACCTTTGATACAAGGTGAAATGAAACGAAAAGCATTATGGTATTTTTTTGTAAAGGAGCGCGAGGAATTGTTTAGAAACGCGTTATCACCCGGAAGAATAGATGTTTTAAAAGGTCAATACCGCAGTTTATACAGTAGGTTAGATGAAGATAAAAAAAAAGAATTTATAAAACAGTTAAAGCAAAAAAAACCAGAGTTTGATATAGCGACTGGTGGAAGAAAACAACGAAAATGTAACAAAACTAAGAAAACCAACAAAACTAAGAAAACTAACAAAAGAAGAAGAAAGAGCAAATCATTACGTAAAAAGAGAAGAAAAAATAGCAGTAGGTTCAACTAAGCTTTATCCTCAACAATAGGTAATACGACCTCTTCTTCTATTTCTTCTTCTCCCTCTGTATCTTCTTTGGTAAATTTGTCCAAAAATCTATACATTCTATGAATATCTAATTTTGATATATCATAATTTTCAAATAATAGTAACATATCAGTATCATTATATTTATCCTTAATATCTAAAAAAAAGGCAAATAAATCCTTTTTATCCATTCCTAATTGTTGACATAAATCATGAATAAAGACAGAATTATTGTATTCGGTTGAATATTTTGTAAGAACCTTTGTAAATCTAACTTCAGAAGGAGAATATTTTGGTTTCTTTTTATAAAGGTCATGATACAGTTTATTATTTTTACATGTCTTAATTAAAGAACTCATCTCATTAAATTGCCATATTTGTTTTTGAAATGTAATACGGTCAATATAATCTGCAAAACACATATTTTCAAGCAACTGTAAATATCCAGGTATAGATACATTTGGTTTCATTTTTCCCAATACATCTATAATATTTTCATGCCATAATAATCCAACAATAGTTCTATCTGTTTCATTCATAATGGATAAATGGTCTTCCATATTAAATTTATGCTGAATCAATTTTTGCGTAATCTGTTTAGTATCATCATTATATGATTTGATTTGAAATAAGTTTTGGATTAACTCCTTTGTAAGAATACTCTGATTTTTTTTATAAATCGTATAAATAATCTTCAATTTTCTTAAATCATTCTGTATAAAATTACAAATATTTTTTTGCAAATCATTATCAATATTTGTAATAAGTTTATCAACTAATGTATTCATCTGCAAAGAAGTTGGTTTTTTGAGTTCAATAACATTACATACTTTCATTAGTTCTTTCATTTTTTTGTCAACATGATAGTTACCAATGCAAATAATAGGGTTAACAGTGACCTCTTCAAGTTTTTGTTTCTTTGTTTTTTTGGGACGTATTAATTTAATAAGTGTATTGATTCCACCCTTGTCACCATTATTCATACCATCAATTTCATCCATCACAATAGCAATTTTTTTAATCTTTTTATGAAACATGCTCATGATATTTTTGTCAGACATTGTGTGTTTTGTCAATGTATCTATAATACTTTTATTTCTAATATCACCCGCATCATAACACACCGCATCATAGTTTAATTCTTTTAATGCATTCATAACAAAGGTAGTTTTTCCCGTACCTGGCTCACCATAAATGTAAATTCCTTTTTTAAACAATGGATTATCTCTGTTACTTTCAAAGTCTTTTAAAATATCCTTTATTTTTTGAATTTCTTGTTCTCTATGTAAGATTTCATTTACATTTATTTTATCCATATGAATGACTCTTATATTTTTAATGCGATTCTTTTTATGCTCATTTAAACTCAAACAATCATTTTTTTCTTAGTTTTTTTTTATTCATCTCCTGTAGTACTTTGCGACAGTTGGTTGCTTGATTTTGTATACAATAATTTTCCAAAAAACATAAATAGTTTTTATAACACAAATCTTTATAATGATATTTTTTTCTTTGAATCCAATGATTATAGTTTTCCTTTAATATGAAGTAAAAAGTAAATTTATTGTCTTTTCTAACGGTATCACGCACATAATTTTCATATTGATTATTCTTATGAATCCACTGTTTTACATGTTTGCAATATTGCAAATACATTCTTTTAGTTAATTGATATTGTATTTTTATGGGTAGATAACTTGCAATAACGCGTTCTAACTCTAGTGGTAGCTGTTTAATATTAGAAAGAGTGAGAGGCTTCATATTATTATAATGAATAAAGAATAGAATTTATACATTATATTATAACTATGTTTTTAAACGGTATTGCTTTGCATCTAAATTATAGATAGTAAATTTATTAGTTATTCAACTTCATAATAAGCATAAAATAATTTTATTTAGTTTTTCTACGATGAGTTCTGCCTTTTTTTTGATTTCGTCGGTAGTGTTTTGTTCTTTTATTTCTACGAGTCCTCTTCTTACGACGTGTTCTTTTACCTTTTCCACCAGAACGCCCTGAACCTGCTATAGTAAATTTATCTGTCCAATTACCAGTAGTAGCATTTTCATGTTCATCGCCGTCTTGAATACTTGTAGTTTCAACATACCCACCCCCACTGACAGCTATGGTATCAATTCCAACATTATTTTCGGTTTTACGAAATGTTGCAGTATAAACATCTGGTCCATCCATTGTTATTGCTCCTACTAATGTTCCCAAAACTATTTCTTCGTTATCATCAACTGCATTACTGCGGCCTGTATCCTTTCCATGAATAGTATAAATAGTGCCCGAGGGAGGAGCGCTTCCATCTTGTTGTTGTTCATAAATTTCTCTTAATGTAAAAAAACTTTCAGTCATATATATATTATTAATATTTTTAATTACCTAAAGAAGTATTGTTATTTCAAATATATAACTCAATATCTTTTCAAATTAAAATTAAAAATTTCTACGATTGATTTTACGCGTTAGTCGGTATCATATTTAAACAGTATTTCATTTAAGAGGTATTACCTGATGCATCACATGGATTGGGCACCCCTGATGTAATACCATCCCAAGTAATTCCGCAACCCTTAGCCCATTTATATTTTGCACACAAACCATTTTGACCAGTATAAGGTGGCACAGTAAAGTTCATTTGCATATGTTGTCCTTCGGAAACACTGCCATTACAAGTTCCTAAATCTTTCATATTTACGCATTGTGCGCCATTTCCTGACAAATCAATCCAATAATCCGGACAATCTCCAATAATCGGAGGCCATTGTTCAGTATTCTTCGTTTTTACTAAAGCAATACTGATTAATATCATGCATAATAATAATAATACAACTGCAATAGTTAATACTGTAGACTGAAAATTCATAGTTTATTTATTATATATTGTATATAAAATAAACTAGGAATTATTTTTATAAATATAATAATATATGTATGCTATTTGTCTAATAACTTTTCAACCAAATAAGACTTGGTGTGATTTTTTAAATTTATTTAATCAATATAAAATATTTATAATTGTAGATGATAATAATTTTGACTTATAAGATTTTATAAATAATTATAATAATATAACATTCATTAAAGTAGATAATGATAAATGCAAATTAAATGGTTATATAGATTGTAGTACCAGTTTTACTATAAATAAATTAATAAGTGGCTGGGATAAAGCATTATATTATTTTGGTATTGAGGAAAAAAAATATGATTATATTTGGTATATGGAAGATGATGTATTATTTTATAATGAAAATACTATTATAAATATTGATAATCAATATATAAATGATGATTTATTATCTAATACTTTTGAAATAAACAGTGATGGAAATAAAAACACGTGGCTTTGGAAATTAATAAATATACAACAATATTCACCACCTTATTACAAAGGCATGATGTGTTGTGTTCGTTTTTCAAAAAAAATGTTGAGTTGTATAAATGATTACGCTTACAAATATAAGACATTATTTTACTTAGAGGCTTTATTTCCAACAATTACTATTAAAAATAATTTAAAATATAGTAATCCTGTGGAATTTAATAAGATATATTATAGACATAATTTTAAAGGTGAAAAAGTAGATATGAATATATTTTATCATCCAGTAAAAGATTTAAATAAACACATTTCTTTTAGAAATTTATGAATTAAAATAAAATTATAAAATAAAATTATAATAATTATGCAGTTTCTTTCAGTGGAAGCCACATTCCAGGTAACTCTACAATGTTGTCATTTCTATCCTTGATAGACCATTTTCCGGTTTTCCCGATAACTTTTTCTCTCAATTCATCCAATTCATCTTTCAGGATATAAAAATGTTTCCCGTTAAGAACCCACATTGTCTTGAGTTCTAGTTTGGCTAAGCTGGCACTGTGTCCATTGTTTGTAAAGAAGACAATGTATTCTCCTCTTTCTTCTTCCTCCTCTCCTCCTTCCTCTATTTTAAATTGCAATTCAACACCTGATTGTGATAGATAAGTACCGGAGAGAAGAACCTTTCTTATTCTTTTTGTCATTTCTGTAATCAATATAATTAAGTATTCTATCTATTTAATATTTATTTAATTTATTTCAATTTTTTTATAATTAAAAATCTTCTATTAGAGTAGTATAAATGAACTGCAAACCATCCAATGGAAGAGTAGATATTAATGGTCCTAAAACAACCGATTTATTTCAAATGTATGATAAAATACCGGTAAATCAATGTGCAACATTTAGGAATCCAACAGAAGGGTTATGGGATAATACTGACCTTTCCAATACCTTTTTCTCTCAAGCAAACATAACCATCATTCAAAATGGAATAAGAGCAGGAGTATACAAGAAATCAAATGGTCAGTTTGTCATAAGTGACCAAGACGGAGACACTTTGAAAATCATTATGCGAAGTACCTTTTTACAGAATGCAGCCAATCAACCAACACATGTTCAAGAGCAAGTGGAACAGCTAAATAAGATTGTTCTAGATTACGCAATTCACCAAGTATATTCTGAAGCAATCGGATATCACAAATACTTAATAGATGCTAGTACTATGTACAAACCAATGGACCCCCCTATTCTTGCACAGAATAACGATAAACAATTGGAATTAAAACCCTGGTTCTAAAAATACAAAAAATAAAATTAAAAAATTTTTATGAGAAGAATATACTAACAATACATGTAGACAAATATACAACTCATAGTTACTTTTACTTTTCAACAACAAGTTTAATCTTCCTTGCAACTACCTTTTTTGTTGCACCTGAAATAGAACGCTCTCGTTCTTCTCTATACTTAACATACTCTATTTCTAGAAGTTCAAGTTCACGCAACCACATTTGTTGAATCGTCTTTGACTTGACAGTTTCCAATTCCACAAGTTTATCACCATGGTCATTCATCAACTTGGCTACATTCTCTTCTGTGACACTATCCATTGGCAGTTTTGTCAAATACTTAAAGTCATTATCATCTTCAATAATATCATATTCTTTACCAAGCAAGAGTTGCACAACTTCCTCCTTCTTCTTCTTACGCAAGTCAACTGTTCCATCCAAGTTCTCCTTAATATACCTTGCCTTATTAGATAGAACAAGAAGCTGATGCGACAGAAGGCGAATCATATAATCCTTTCTTGTTTGATACAATTCTAGTCTTGTATCAAAATAACCATCAATCATCTCGCACACATTAGAATATTTTCTTAGTTTATCTTTGGCATCAAAGAGATGCATATTTGTAGTAGTATTGGTTGTGAACAAGCGAAATTGCTTTTCTAGTCCATTGCAACCATGGTCCAATTGAATGGCTTCCAATTCATTCAGCTTACCCTTTTGCAGAGTAATTGTAAAATCCACAGTTGTATCCTTGCTCATGTCATCATAATCCTTTACAACCGGAACAATTTTCTTTCCAGCCTTATCAACTGTTTCCGTCAACGATTCCAGATATTCCTTAAAATCATCCGTCCAAGTTCCAACAGGCAATTCAGTAACACGAATTTTATCCGCTCCAACCTTTTCATATTTACCCTTGATTAGAAATTTTCCAGAGGATATCCTTGCAATAGTTCCATGGAATCCTTCGTAGTAAGGAATAAAACTTTGTTCGGTTTCAAGAAATGGTTCACCCTGCAACTTTGCTTTCAAATATTGAATAATTTCGTGAGGATTGTAGCACATAATATCAGTACTAAATCCAGTACCAATTCCCTTGGAACCGTTTACTAGAACCATAGGAATAATGGGTGCATAAAACAAAGGTTCTACAGGTGTTCCATCATCATTCAGATATGATAGAATTGGGTCATCCATTTCAGGAAACAAGCATCGTGTAATCTTTGACAATTGTGTAAAGATATATCTTTCTGATGCACTATCCTTGCCACCTTGCAACCGCGTTCCAAACTGTCCATTGGGTGTGAACAAATTAATATTATTTGAACCCACAAAGTTTTGTGCCATGCCTACAATAGCTGCATTCAAGGATGCTTCGCCATGATGATAACCAGAGTGTTCTGAAACATAACCACTAAATTGTGCAACCTTGATTTCAGATGTAAGTCCCTTCTTAAATGCTGAAAATAGAATCTTACGCAACGAGATTTTGAGCCCATCCATCAGATTTGGAATACTACGGTCGCAGTCATATTTGGAAAAGTGAATAAATTCCTTGTTAATAAAGTCTTCATACACAACCAGCTCTTGGCTTGTGTTTAGATAGCTATCACGTTGATAATCTTCCAACCAATCCTTTCTATCATCCGCGCGTTTTTTATTAAATACCATATCAATTGCGTCATCGCTATCCTTTCCACTATAAGTAAATCCGACCAGCTTCTTCTTTTCAAAATATTCACGAAATTCCTTTCCAGTGCTAGTACCTAAACCTTTGTAATATTTTATCTTCCAACTCTTGACTTGTGGTTCATTTGCTTGCTTCCAAGCTTCGTATTCACCGTCATTATAAAATATCAGTTCTTGTGAACCCTTGCGCGCTTTCAAGATGGGTGTATTCATAAATCCAATAAATCCAGGAATCTGCGCCAGGCTTGGCCATTCAGATTGAAACAGATTAATGCATAGACCCTTAATATGACTGCCATCCAAATCCTGGTCAGTCATAAACAGAACTCGCCCGTAACGGAGTTGCTTTGCAACATCAGCTTCGCACTTGTATTCCTTGCCAGTTTCTAATCCAAGAATCTTCTTAATTTCAGCAATTTCCTTGTTTTCTGCAATTCGCTTCACTTGTTCCCCGCGAACATTGAGAATCTTTCCCTTCATTGGATAGACACCAATTGTATTTCTATCTTCGGAGGAAAGACCACTGACAATACCGGCCTTTGCGGAATCTCCCTCGCAAAAGATAATCATACATTGTGATGACTTTTCGGTTCCTGCCCAGTTTGCATCAATCAACTTGGGAATTCCGCGAATATTTTTTGTCTTGGACCCATCCGTTTTCTTAGCTGCCTTGTTTTCCTTTACTTCTGTAATAGCACATGCTGCATCCATCACACCCATCTTTGCCAACTTTTCAATAAATTTATCACTTACAGTGCAGGAAGAACCAAACTTGGAACTTGGCGTATTCATAAAATCCTTGCTCTGACTATCAAACGCTGGATTCTCAATATCACAACGCAAGAATAGAATCAACTGTTCCTTAATGCTATTTGCATTGACTGCAATCTTCTTCTTTTTCTCAATAAAAGCAACCAATTTTCTGGTAATTTGATTCAATACATATTCTACATGTTTACCACCCTTAGCAGTGTGAATACCATTTACAAAACTTACCTGAATGAACTCATGTGTTGGTGATAATGCAACTGCATATTCCCATCGTTCACCAGCTTCTTCATAGACACGTGGTGTACCGTCCTTGGGGCCGATATACATATCTACATATTGTTGAAAATTTTTCACAGGAATCAATTGAGAATTATACTTTACTTTGAGCGACTTGTCCGTAACAGCAGCAACATCATAAACACGCTTTTTCAAGAGTGATATGACATCTGCACTCAAACCCAAAATTCCAAGACGCTGATAATCCGGTTTAAATGTAATCTTTGTATAAGGCTTAGACTTGCACTTGGTAATGGTTGGTTTGCCAATCACATCCAAGTTGCTCTTGAACTCTTGTGTATACTTGAGTCCTCTTACATGGTCAACTGTTTCAATAGAACCGGATGAAGACCAGATGAGGACAAGCTTGAATCCAAATCCATTCTTTCCACCGACAATCTTCTTTTCAGTCTTGTCATAATTAGTGGAAGTGCGCAAATGCCCGAAAATAAGTTCTGGAATCCAGATTTTATATTCAGGATGTTCTGCAACATCAATACCATTACCATCATTAATCATGATAATTGTGCCATCTTCCTGTACAGCAATATCAATATAAGAAACGGGCTGAGAATTAGGCACTCCATTGTTAACCGCTTGTTGCATGCGAACTACGTGGTCTCTACAATTGACAATACCTTCATCAAAAAGTTTGAACAGAGCAGGAATATATTGAATATTTTTCTCCACTATCTTATCACCAGCATCGTTAAGTAGCCATACAAACGAATCCACATTCTCTACAGAACCAATGTAGGTGTCGGGATTATCTAAGATATGCTGCTTATCCGTCTTTTGCTGATATTTGGAAGAGAGAGTCGCGTCTTGAGAACTCATACTAGGATACTATGTGTCTTCATTTAATTCACTTTATATTGTATTCAATTTTTTTTCTATAAAAGTGCATACAATAAAACAATAATAAAACAATAATAAAACAATAAAATTAATAATACAATTATTTCTACCACACGGTATTTGTATTATGCCACCACATACCATCACCTCTCTTGACATCATATAATGCTCTAAAGATTTGTGAACGAGACAAAGGTATATTACATCTATATTTATCTAACGGATGTGGATTTGTCTTTAATTGTGCAGCCAATGCTTTTTTTCCAATGAGTTGTTTTTGTTGATAAGCATAAAAAATATAAAATGCTTCAAACCCTATGATTTTAATAGGTGCAATGTCATTATTTTTCACGCCATAATCTTGCAAATACTCATCGCATATAGCGAGTCCAGATATATCGGCCAAATCTTCTCCTATGCCAATAGATGCATCAAAATGGATTCCATCTCTAGCCGCAAAAACTTCATATTGTTTAATGACATCTTTTTGAATATCAGCATATTTTTTCTTATCAGCAGGCGTCCACCAGTCCTTTAGATTTCCTTCATAATCGTATTGACTGCCCCAGTCATCAAAAACATGGCTCATTTCATGACAAATTGTAAACCCAATATGAGCAAGATTGTATTCAATACCGCGCTCCTCCAAGTCTAAAAATGGTTTTTGCATATAACCTAAATTAATATAAATACTATTTTGAGATGGAGTATAAGATGCATTGACAATATAAGCCTGTGTTCCTGTTAATTTTACAGGGTATTGCGTCCAATCCATAAAAGGAATATCAACTAACCCCTTTCCTTCTAATGCTAATAATTCTTGATGGCGCCACGCAGTTATTTTATCCATATTTTCAATAACACTGGTGCCATAATTTAGTAAGGGGTCCGGTCTAAGTGTTTCCGGTTTTGCAATCATAAAATGTAGATGTTTTAATTTGAGCAATGCATATTTTTTAGTAGGAGGAGACATCCAAGTGTTTTTTTCAATAATTCTTGAAAATACAATTTTTAAATCATTGCACAAAGTTTCAACATATTTCACATTTTGTGGATTCTGATATTTTGCTACATATTGATTTGTTAAAAATGTATTGAATGGAACAGACATATACAAAGATGTACTCACAGCATCACTATCATTTATTCGTGATTGACCTCTTTCAAATTTTCCATGGAACTCATAATTTAATTTTTCCCAATCTTTTGTCATTCTTGTTATTTTTTTGAAAAAAATAAATATCCAATAGGTTCTCCATTTTTCAGAATCCCAATGTTGAACAAGCAATTCGGTTCCACATTTTAGATAAGAGAGACTAGATGTGATGTAGAATGGCGGAGTATAAGAAAAACCCAATTCCTTTGAAAATTCAGCCCAATTAAAACCATATTTGCTCAACGATTCATGCGTCGTAATTTTATTATATCCGTTATTATTTACTTCTTTAATAGATGGGCAATTGAATGCATTCATCATATCCATTTCAACTTCAAATATATCGTCTGTGTGAAAACCATGATGTGGTCCAAGAACAGTATCAAATACTTTTTTGCAAAACTGTTTAAATTCATTTCTGAATTTTTTTTTATATTCTACATCGGTTCCATCGTCAAAGTATACAGACAAGTCTAATATGGAAAATACATGCGGGTCAACATAACAACGATTTACTTGCGAGTGTTTATTATCTGGATTGATTGACCAAACAAAAGGTGCTCTAGTTTTTACAATTTCGCTCTTATTTACAAATGCAAGCATCTTCCAAACATTCTTTTTATCAAACCTTATACTATCAATCTTATGAACAATTGCATTAGCATATTTACGGCTGTGTTTCTTTGAATTTGCATGAACAATAGAGTCATAAAACTGTTTCATATTTTTTGCAAGTTCATCATCGTTATGTTTTATATAATCTAAAATAATTTCATTGAGTTGCTTATATACCTTATCTTGCGTTAGTCTAAAATCATCTACTTGAACAATATATTTTTGTTTTTTTTCAAGAGTAATTTGTTTTAACCAATTATAGTTGATATAATCATAAAAATCATTGTTTGGCTTAATTTTACTTGGTGAAAACTTTAATAATAGATTTTTAACAAACTCTTTTTTATCATTGCTTTTACCTTTGTCTTTGCTTTTGCTAGATAATAAAAATTTAGTATAAGACTTTTCAAACGACTGCAACCCAATATTGGCTACACAAACACCACGATTGCCTTTCTCTTCAGATTTTTCCTTATTTATGTCTTGATTCTTATCCGATGCCTTGTTATTTTTTCGTAATTTTGCTGTTTTTGTCCGTATTGTCTTTATTTTATTCAAGTTTCCTTTTTTATGATATTTTTTAATGGTTGTCATATATGTTCTATATAATATATACCTATTTAAAATAAAGAGAATTATAAAATAGAAAATAAAACAGTTCAAATTAAAAAATAGTTAAAATAATGTAATATAGTATAAGTATAGAATTATGGCATCTACCTATACGTCAAGACTCATTATTCCGGGTAGGCGAGCTGGAAATATTAAGCAAATCGTCAATGACCAATATCGGACAAATCATGATTGTATATGCCCATCTCCCATAAATAATAAAGTTGTTGTAAATAGCAATCCAGATGTGATTCCTTTATCCACACAAACAAATAGAGCAGTCAATGCAATAAAGTATGCGCGAGGAGGAAGGGTCGTGTTTGGGAATCCTCCTTATAATTCAAACGGGACAAGTTTGATAACTGCGTTTTATGAACCACCCATTAAAAATAAGTTTTAGGAAAAGAGAATCATAAATTATTTTATTTTCTTTATTTACTTTATAATGACTCGTTATTCAAAGAACGCACATGGACACTATATGATCCAAGGCCATAAGTATGAAATCTTGGAAGGTTCCAGAGCTCAAGTCTTGCACGGAACAGCATATAAGACAAGCGGTGGACTTAAAAAGAATGATATTATGATGAATAAAAATGGACGCATTGTCTCCCGAAAGAAGCATATTACTGCTAAAAAAGAGAGACGTTTAGTAAAGGCTGGATATGGAACAAAAAAAGGAAAGTTTGGTTATGTTAAATTGGGACACAGCAAAGGTAAGGGCACGAGGAAGTCAAAGAAAATGCGTGGAGGTTGTTCAAAGTATCCTTTGAGCCCAGCCGACTACCCCGGACCTGATGGTTCCAATTAAGTTAGGTTAAATCAGATTTAAATACCTTCCAACCACGACACTGAAACAAATGTATTGAATTCAATAAATTCAGATAATTCGGCATATAAATATTTCTCAAAATAACGTTTGCTAATTGTAAGTTTAGAAGGTTTATGTTTGATATAAAAAGAATATAATTCAGAAAAAGGTATAAGTAAAGAAGATTGATTATCTTTATATTGCATCTTGTAAGATTGAAGTACATTGTGTATGTCTTCCATCTTATTCCATAAACTACATTGAACATATTGAATATATTTTTGATCAACGATTTCAACCATTGGATAATAATGATGTAAGATTTTTAAAATATCGTGTTCTACAATTGTATGACATGGAAGACCTTGTTCTAGACTCCATTTTTTAAGCAACCCACACAACTCATCTATTTCAATGTCTGTATCTACCGCAGAATCAGTAACCATTGTTTGTTCCCAAAAAGAAATAAAATGGCTCACAAAAGGTAAATATTTACTTGTAACATGAAGAAATGAATCGGTTGCATCATTATATTCATATCGCTCTTTTAATAATTTTTTAAGAGAATTTACATAAATTACGCTAGGCAAAGAATGTTTAGAAATAAATAATTTCCAAATAAAATGCATATTTTTCCAAGAAATGGTAAACTGTTTTTCATGATTTAACGTTTGTTCAATGGAATGCAAACAAAATTCATCTAAAATGGATTGCTGTGTATTATTTTTTATATAAAAAGTATAATTTGTTAATTCATCTGAACATTGAACAGCATATTGGTCTGAACTATGATACCTGTTAGAATAGTGTGCAGCTACACATAATATATCTATTCCATGCTTGTGAAAGATATCTTGTATTATATCTGTGGAAACAGAATCGTTCATATTAATAAGTCTACACTGCTGAAAATCATATGTCTCATTAAATTTTGTAACAAAGTTGTGTGTTAAATTGGAAATATTTGTCATGTAATAAGACATTGTATCCATTTCCTGCAAAATTCTTTTTGTCTTAGGCTTCGTTAAGAAGAGAAGGTCATTGAATTTTTTCAATAAAGTATCACCCAAAATAGTTAAAAAATATTTCACTTGTGATTTTGTTGTAAATAAGAGTGGGCAAAAGATATTGATGATATTTTGAATTGTTTCTGTTTCTGGAATAGAGGTAAAAAGATTCCGTTCTTTAATTTGCTTTACAATATTTAATTTTGTTTTATGTTTCCATTGCATAAGTGTTCTATCTTTAGAAATTGCAGATAATAATTGGTATTGAATATCATCTTCTGTAACCAAGCAATAAGATGTTCCACTGTATTCGTAAAAAGAATTATTAGATGTTAAATAATAATAAGGATGCTTGCTAAGAAAGACCTGTATAAACATTTTTTGTTCGTTTGTTAAATAGGCAGTTCTTTCTGCACGTTTTTCATGATTTTTTAGTTCAGTTTCAAGCGTTGCTGGAAGAATATCTGTTATATGATTGCATAGACGCTGTAACATATAAGAATGGTTCTCATATTTACTGAATAAATCATGAATTTTATCTATATACTCTGTTGTATTAGTATTTGACATCGGTATAAATAAATAATTTAGGAAATAAAGGTTTATATTGTTTTTATATAGTTTAGAATAAAATAATATATTTTATCTATATACTCTGTTGTATTAGTATTTGACATCGGTATAAATAAATAATTTAGGAAATAAAGGTTTATATTGTTTTTATATAGTTTAGATAAATAATATTTTGTTATAGTAGAATGCCAAGGTCATCCGCTTTAAGAGCTTATAGAAAACGCGTGAAGGGGTCTGCTTGCAGAGGACTAAAACGAAGAACTTGCAAAGGCAAATCCGGTTGCAAGTATGTCAGTGGGTCAAAGAGACGATTTTGCCGCAAAGGACGCAACACGCGAAGACACTCTATGTCCTTGCGTAAGATGATGGGTGGACAATATACTAATAGAGTTATGGCAGCTCATGGTAGTAATATAAATTTACCATCAGCACAGAGAGCTGCTCTTTAAAGATTAGTTAATTGTAAATATTTAGAAAAATTTAAATATTTATATATAGTAGAATGCCAAGATCATCAGCTTTAAGAGCTTATAGAAAGCGCGTGAAGGGGTCTGCTTGCCGCGGACTAAAACGAAGAACCTGTAAAGGTAAATCCGGGTGCAAGTATGTAAGTGGGTCCAAGAGACGCTTTTGCCGCAAAGGACGCAACACACGAAGACACTCCATGTCATTGCGTAAGATGATGGGTGGACAAAATAATGGCCCTCCGCAACCATTAATGTAGACACAAAAGTGAAAACTGTGGCAGACTGCTCCTTAAAATCTACTTTATTAAATGTTAACTATATAAATTAATTTATTCTATATAGTTAAGGATGACAAAAAAAAATAAAAGAAAAAAAGTCCCAATACGTTATTTACCAAAGAATTTATCAAGAAAGGATAAAAAAAAACAAGGTTCAATGTTGCAAAAATCAAGAAATATGTATAAAAAAGGTAAATATTATACAAGAAAACGTGTTTCATCGTTTCATTCAAAACCATCAAGCCACATTACAGATGCGCAAAAAATGTATCACGTTGAAAAAATTGGTGCAACAGATGAACTTGCCAAAAAAACCGGATGCACAAAGAATGCTTTAGCAAAAATAATAAGCAAAGGAGAAGGCGCATATTTTTCGTCCGGTTCAAGACCAAATCAAACTGCTCAATCATGGGGAATTGCGCGTTTAGCGAGTTCTATTACCGCCGGAAAAGCTGCTGCAGTTGACTATTCTATTCTAAAAGAAGGATGTAAAAGTGGGTCAAAAGCTTTGCGTATGGCTAATAAGGCAAAGAAAGAATTTGGACATGGGCAAAAACATGTACCCAAAGTTTCATTATAAAAATGATATAATATATAAAATATAGTTCTGGAGGATATAAATTCAACAATTGATTTTAATCGTGCGTTTAAAATTAATTAATATTTCACATCATAAGTATTTAAAGATTGTCAATAAAATTTCTATATAAATGTCCAATTTTGCTTCAAAAAATACTTTATCTACAGATAACAATGTTTTGACTATTAAAACCGTACAAATTGCACCCTTTAGAACATTAATGACGGCATTAAAAGATATTTTATTAGAGACCAATATTACTTTTCAGCCAGATGGCATTCGTATTATTAATATGGATAAATCGCACACCATATTGGCTCATCTATATTTGGCTGCGCAAAATTTTGAGTTTTATGAATGTAAGAAAGAAAAAATTATTATTGGGGTAAATATGTTTCATTTGTTTAAATTGATTAATTCCATTGATAATGATGATACACTCACTATTTATATAGAAAATGGTGATTATGTGGATGGAATTGTATCGCATTTAGCTTTGAAATTTGAGAATGGTGAAATTAAACAATGCAAAACACAAAAGTTGAGATTAATAGAGCCTGAACCTGAGGAACTTGAGTACCCTGATGTAACATTTTCATCTATTATTAACTTACCTTCAGCAGATTTTCAAAAAATTATACGAGATTTATCGGGTATTTCAGATAAATTGGAAATTAAATCTGTCGGAAATGAGCTTATTTTTAAGTGTTCTGTGCAATTTGCAAGTGCTGAAATACACAGAGCTGAATCAGACGGTAGTATGGGATTTATTTTAAAGCAAGATTCATCAAAAATTATTCAGGGAGAATTTTCTTTAAAAAATTTAGGATATTTTATAAAATGCACAAATCTTTGTTCTCAAATAGAGGTTTATTTAGAAAATGACCTGCCACTTGTTGTAAAATATGACGTTGCAAGTCTTGGTTCAATACGTTTATGTTTATCTGCGCTTCCATCAACATAGATAAGAGTAAATAATAACATATTATAATAAATTATTATATTATAATTTACTATAATGTCACAAAGTCAGTATATAAGTTATTTAGCCGGCGTTAATAATTCATGTAGACCACAGACCAACCAGTGTGTGCCTGGTAAACAAGGCCCTCCGGGACCTAGGGGAGATATAGGATACACCGGCCCCACCGGAAATGGAGATACTGGTCCCCGGGGGTGTCGTGGTCTAACAGGTTCAACCGGGTACACGGGAACTACCGGTGAACGCGGTGCACCGGGTAATTCCAGTGTGACTGGCGCAACTGGATATACTGGTTTTACTGGATATACTGGTTTTACTGGATATACTGGAGTTACGGGTGAACGCGGTGTACCAGGTAATTCCAGTGTTACTGGTGCAACTGGTTACACTGGATATACAGGTTCCACTGGATACACGGGAGTGACCGGTTCAACAGGATATACTGGAGCGACAGGTACAACTGGCAAAACTGGTTCAACCGGATATACAGGAGTCACAGGTTCAACTGGATATACGGGTGTCACAGGTTCAACCGGATATACAGGTGTCACCGGTGCAACTGGGTATACCGGAGTCACAGGCCCAACTGGTTATACTGGAGCCACAGGTTCCACAGGTTATACTGGAGTGACCGGTTTCACTGGATATACTGGAGTTACTGGGTCAACAGGGTATACAGGTTCAACCGGTTCAACCGGTTACACTGGTGTTACCGGTTCAACTGGCTATACGGGATATACTGGGTCAACTGGTTGCACTGGA